ATAACCTTCGTATTCTTCAAGGAATCTAAGCAGGCTTTCTTTTCGTATTTTATACGAACCAAGCTTTAATGCAGGAAGTAATCCTGTATTGATTAGTTTGTATACATACGATTGATTTGTATGTATAATTTCTGATACCTCTTTTACAGTAAAAACTATTTTGTCCATATGACCACCTTTCTAGTTGTGACCTGTTGAACCAAATCCGCCTCTGTCTTTACCTTCGAGGTGTGCAACTTCTGTAAACTGAATATCGTCCATTTTCTTTACGATTCTGAACTGGCAAATTCTATCATTTTTGTTGATAATAGTATCTCTCATTGCCAATACAGGCATCCCCCAGATGTCGTTATCTCCGCTATAAGAGTTATCAATAACTCCCATACTGTTCGTTTGTAGAATTCCCCATTTCTTATATGTAGAACTACGTGGAACGATATGTGCCTCATATCCATCTGGTAATTTCATTGATACACCAAGAGAAATAATTCTAAACTCTCCTGCTTTCAATTCGATTGTTTCTGCCGAACGTAAATCAATCCAATCTCCAATTTCTGTCTGTTCGATTTTTTCAACAGAGTCATCATGATACTTGATTAAAATATTATTCATATACGCTTTCTCCTCGTTCAAAGACATTAAGTAAATATTCATTTTTGTTAGCATGGCTACTTGTTTGAAAAGAAAGGTTTTTGCCTTTATACTTTTCTCTCATTTCGCACTGTACTTTGCTATTTTCTGCAAATCCAAATTTCATTTGTTCATCGAATGATTCAAATCTTACCGTTTCCAATAAAGTAAAAGACATAATACTACCCCGCAATGACCTTTAGAAACTCGTCTTCAGATACATCAGATATTTCTCTTTCTGTATTAAGCGAAGGAGCTACGAACCAATCTTTACTAAACCATTCAAGATTAATTTCTCTTCTTTCAATATGTCTGCGTCTCGCTTCTATTTCCTCTAAACATTCAACGTGTGCGTACACATCTCTCATTAGCATATAATCAGTATCTTCATCTATGACAAGCAAATGTGCCTTATACCCACGAGCACGACCTGAATGAGGTATAATTTCTATGCGACTTCCGTTTTCAAAATATATATCAAAGTCTCTACTCATTCGAAAATCGTGTGTTTCATAATCATTCGTGTTGCCTAGATAATACATAATCATATTTCTAATACTCTCAATTCGTCTTGGACTTGCTAATACGAAACCCACTCTATATCCTCTTCGTCTACGACACATGGATATTGCGTATTGAATTCCTTCTTCGTTTAAATAGATCATTCAATACATCCCTTCTATACAATTTTTGCTACTGAAACAATATTTTTCAATAACGATGTAACTGTCATCACACCAACTCCACCGGGAACCGGTGTCAAGAAACACACTTTGTTTTTAAAATCATCAGCATCAACATCACCTACCAACTTTCCTTCTGAGTTTCTGTTGATACCAACATCAATTACAATAGCACCATCTTTTACCATATCTGCCGTAATAAACTTTTCTCTTCCTACAGCAGATATAACAATATCAGCTTTCTTACATATATCTGCCAAATTATTTGTAAATGAATGACATGTCGTAACTGTGGCGTTTCTTTGTAAAAGCATTGTAGCAATAGGTTTTCCAACTATATCGCTTCTACCAATGACCACACAATTTTTACCTGTAATATCTACTCCCAACGAGTTAATTATTTCCATAATTCCAGTTGGTGTACATGGTGCGATGACATAGCTGTTATTTACAAGCCTTCCTACATTTTCATATGTAAGAACGTCCACATCTTTACTTGGTGTGATTGTGTTCATAATAACCGCCGTATCAAGATGCTTTGGCAATGGTAATTGCACAAGAATACCATGAATATGCTCGGCGAAATTAAGTATTCTGATTAAACTTACAACCTCATATGTAGATACCGTATCTGGTAATTGATGTAGTTCAAAATATATGCCAACCTCTTCACATGCCTTCTTTTTATTTCTAACATAGGTCTGTGAAGCAGGATTATTTCCTATCATAATGACAGCAAGACCCGGCTTAAAAGCCAAGTCTTGAATATCTACCTTTATTTGATTACGGATATCTGCTGAGATTGCTTTACAGTCAATTACAACAGACATCTTATTCTCCTAACCATTTATTAAACACTTCGTTGAAGCTACTTTTGTTTCCAAATGCTTTCTTTGCAATCGCAATTGCAAGACCAGATTCCTTAGAATATACATCTCCCTTATCTTTCTGACATTTAACAACTGTCTTTGTTCCGTCAGACCAAAATACAATTGTAGCAGGATCATTGAATACAACATCAACAATCTCAGGAATATGCTGCTTAATAACTCGTGTCTTTTCTCTTACAGTAACTTCTGGTTTGATTGGCTCAGGTCTTACACCATGTAAGCAAATGGTGTGTACTTCTGGTCTTAAAAATGGCATAACTAATTCTGCTAAATAAGCTTCTCTCATCATAATTCATGTTCTCCTTTTTACTCTACAGTTATTACATAAAGTCCGCAATGACACGTTCCGCTTTCTCCATTTTCAATCATTTCACGGAACTCTTTACACATACACTTTGTTTCTGGTGTTTTTTGGAGTCTACACGGACAATAATTATCATTTTCTCTTAAACGTGCTCTTATCTCTTTGGCAAGTTCAACGTCTTTTGTTTGTCTTACTTTTACCATTACAAATCTCCACTTATTTCTATTGTTGTATTTTTAACTTCCTTCAGTTCATCCGAAGCTTCAAGAATAGCTTCCTTGATACGCTTCTTTTCATCTAAATGAATATCAACAAACATCAAAACAAAACCATGCAAAAACCAGACGATTGATATGATATCGCATATCCATTCAGTAACCGTCATTGGAGATTTATTAAACGCCTGTCCGTCTGGATGCCATACTAATAGACTGGATATTAAGTTAAATACCAGCGATGTCGCAATGACAAATACGCTACGAAATTTCTTTATATATGCTTTCATTATTTGCTCCTTACTGTTACGTTAAAAATTGAACGTAAGATACATAATATTAGCCATATGCCTGTAGCTACGCTCCATTTGAAAGTTAAACCAAAACACATTGTAATGAGTTTAATAACTCCACATGTACAAATCCAACTTACTCCATATGCCATAGCTATAATCAAAATGAAAAATAGCACGGCAATACCGCCTTCAGCGATTTTAATAGATGATTTACGTTTATTTCTCATCTTTTGTTTCCTTTCATAAAAACACAGTTTTATTAAGGTATTACAATCTTATGCACCCCTTGAGAATTTCTAAATACTTTGAAACCTGCATCTTTGATTTGTGCAACTCCCTTTTGATATTCTACAATCTGCCTTGTATTACCTTTTCTATAAATCTCCCACATTTCATTCAGATTTTGCTCAAATTCCTTTTTGCGTAAAGCAATTTCTAATTTCGCATTATCTTTACTTGCATATGTGCTTTGATATGCTCTAAAATAATCTTCAAAAAAATTGTTCATACTACATCCTCATTATTCATTGCTCTCAGACAGTCTCTTATTACGATAGCCATCTAAGAAGTCTGCAATCGCATCGTATTCTTCATCAGTTACATCTTCCATAAAAATATTATCATTCCTTCTCAGATATCCTGCTTGTCTCAGAAATACATTTAATTTCATACCGATACAATCAACTTCACTTTCTCCTAAGCTATGAAATACTTGAAATGTTGACGATGCTTCATAATGTTCATTATGCTCGTCCGTTAATTCAAACTTAATTGTAATCATACTATCTTCCATAATTAGTCTCCGTTAACATATTTTCTTTGCATACTGATTATGACTTGCAAGTTTAACACCAAGTACATCATCATAGTGAGGAGATTCGTCCGGAATATATCGTCCGAATTTTATGATAATATTTCGATATTGCTGAAGATTAGTAATCCAACCATTATTCATACATTCTTCTTCCGTGTATCCAGTATAGATAACGACATCATCGTTACAATGAAATTCATTTCTAAGCGTACAAATCAAATCGCATAGCATATCGTATGTGTCCATTGGTTCAAGACCGCCACATACAATTGCAGAAGTGATTGGATTTTCCAAATAACGTACACATAATCCTTTTTCATGCATGACTATCGCAGAAGCAGAAGCGAGTGTGCTATTCTGACACACCCGCTTACCGCATTCTTTTTCACATTTCCAATTACACGTAGGAAATGCAATGAACATTGATGCTTTTTTGTAGTTTACGAAATCTTCGTCTACTAAACCTCTTATAATCATTCTCTTAACATCTCCGCATATTCATACCACTGTCTTGTTGTAAACTCTTTAAAGCGATCCTTTGAATAACTTCTCGTAGGTACTAAATAGCCAACAATACGTTGATATGTATCATATACACCTTCTCCGCATACAGGACAAATATCAGTTCCAACAAAACCGTGATGATTTTTACATTCATTAATTCTTGTATTGAATGCAAAATATATTACACCAGACTGAGCAATCATATTAAGCATATTCCATGCCATATCAGTGTTAGGGAAGTTGGAATCAAGATTTATATGAGCAATACTTCCACCGGAGCATTTTGCATCGAGGATTGAAGAAAGCTTTAATTTCTCCTGAATCGTACATTTCGTAGATAATGGCACCCACTGATTGCTATATATGAATTTATCATCTAGTCCATATAACAAGTTGTCTTTTTGACACAAGATAACCGCAGCTCTTTCGGCAGGCACACTTTCAATATTGAAAGAATACTCATCTGTAAAGCTATCCTTTACCTCATTGAGTACATCAAAAATCTTACTAGCAAGTTCGATCCCAGCTTCTGTGTAATATGTATAACCAAATTCATCCGTTTCGGTCAGTCCAAATGCCTCTATAACCTCATATAAGCCAAGAATACCGATTGTACAGTATTGCTTATCCATTTCAACCGCACCGTCCTGATAGTTCGGCAAAAGCCCTTTTTCAACGTTTCGGGCAATGATGTGTCTTATTACACTTAATGTCTTACAACATAAAGATGCTCGTTTCTTTAACAATGCTAAGTATTTCTTTTCATCACATTCTGCTTCTAATGCAATACGCATTAAATTGATTGTATTTACTTTTACAGAACCAATTGACAATGCAGTACCGCCAATAGAATTGATAAAAGCATTCAGCTTTGTTGTATCAGACAATAATCTGCAACAGTTACTCAATGTTGTAACATCTCCGCTTACAAAGAAGTTACTGTCATTCCATACAGTGTTGTGGTCTGAACACCATCTTGCAAAAGATTCATCAACAAATTTTCCATCTTTATATAAAAGACTGTATGTAAGAACAGGGAATGTGAACATATTTTCACTTCTTACCTGTGATACTACATCCATAAAGATTTTTTGATGCTCAATAATCTCATCCACTTCATCAATTACATACGTTCCGTCTGGATATATTACTCCACCAAACAATGATTCAATGTAATTTCTATCAAAGATAGATACATTTACAAATGCCGTCTGGTCGATTCTCATGAATGGCTGATTGAGTCGATAAATGAGTTTCTGAAATGACTGTCTGATGTAATACTCATGGTCTTTGATAAAATAACCACTCTGACAATCCTTTTTCCAGAAGTAATATGTCCAAATTAAAATATTCGGAATTCCAACGGCTCCAGAACTTCTATTACTCATATAACTGATGTATTCAATTACATCGTCGATAAAAGTTGTAAGATGTTTTGGTGGCTGATTGTTATAATTTTTCAAAAAGAAAAGACCTTCGGTCGCAAGTCTCGTAAGGTCGTAAGCATAACAGTATGGTAAAAATGTTGCCGATGGTGCATCGTGCAAATAAAAACCGCCATTGTACTCTGTTTCGAGCCAATCTTTGGCGGTCTGTAAATTATACATCTTCTTCATTTCATAGAAGATTTTGTTGAATGCGAATAACTTATCGTGTGATTTACCCTTTTCACTTAATAAGCTTCTAATGTCTTTGCTTGACGCATTTGCGTTTGCATCAATGGTAACATCTGCCACATTCTTATCAATAAATCCGTCAATAAAGTCGGAAAAGTTTAGCTGCGTTTCATGGAATCCATTTAAACGCTCAAAGTCTTCACCATACTTTTCGCTCATCTTTGACATGATTTTTTCAAAATCTTTATTCATTTTAATCGGAATATTCATCTACATCTTGCTCCTGTTCTTTATCCATTCATTCGCTGTAACAAAGTCCATTTTAACTCCATCAACTTCAAGAACCGGCACAGTAAATATTCCCTGCTCCATAATCTTGTCTACTTCTGAAATCTCAGAATAATCAATGTTAGCAGCCTTCAATTTCTCCTTTAATACCTTACATTTAGGGCATCCGGTACTATAAAGAATATTCAATCGAACCCCTCCTCTATTTCGTTGATTCTTTAATAAGGTTGTAGACCTCTTTCCAATTCTTCACTCTGGTAATTCCATATTCTTCTTCGTCAAAATACCAATTATGAGGAGCATCCATAAGGATACCCTTATAACTACCTCCAACCAGATTATGTACACCGTCATCAACCAAAAAATCTGCCTTAACCATTTGTTTGTTTCCTGTGACAATTACGTTATTCCAAGTAAGATAATCAAAATACTTAAATAGTACCTTGTCCATCTTAGGCTTCATTGTTTTGTAGTTGGTATTTGTACAAATATACACTTTATAACCATCATCAATCAGGCGTTTTACATAATATATAGCATCTTCTTTTGGAGTGACAGTATCCCAGAAATCTTCCGTAAAAATTGGCTCAAACACTTCATGACGTGTTAGAGTTGGAAAGAATCTGTCTATTTCCCAATCTATAACTTCATCTGGTTTTACGGATGTGCCATGCTTAACGTTTAACCATTGAATCCAATTGTCAAGCAAATTTTCGATTGTGTCATCCATATCTACCAGAATTGTGTACTGATTATTACAATTCATCCTTTTCTCCTGTTATTCATGTTCATATAAATGATTGTAATGTGGCATATCATCTAATTCGGTTTGACCTAATTCTTGATGGTGCATCAATGCAAATACATTAAATGCAACGGCTGCCAAATGGTCTTCATCTTCCATTCCCATTACAAATTTATCAAGGTGTCTTTTTGCAGAATCAACATAACGCGAGTAAGGCATTCCTTTCTCCCAGTTACGGTCTGCATATTTTATTGCACCTAATTCCATCCATTTAGCCAATCGTCTAATGGCAAAAGGAGACACAAGGTCGTATCTTCCTTTGCCGGATGATGGCTCTCTCATTGCACGGTTTTCACCGTATGACATACGTTCTCCGCCGTCTACAATCTTTCCATCAACTTCTGACATCTCTATACCTCCTGTTTATCTTTACCATCTAATACAAGTTCCTTGAAATACGGAAGTGTTTCAACCCATCTACAGAACTGCCTCCATTCTGGCAATCTGTGGTTTCTACGTTGGAAGTAAATGGTCTTTAACTGTCTATAATTTGTTGTCATTCTAGCAGTTAATCTAAAACCAGTTGGTACATTATAAAGAACTCTCAGATAGTTCTCTGGTGTCGGGTCGTTATTGTATGTATCAATATGTTCTTTCAGAACCTCGATAACTCGCTCGTCAACATATTCATTACACTGAACTGCTGGATCAAGCTTTGTAATACGATGCATCGTACTCTGGCTTGACACAAAATCAAAGAAATGATATCTTTCCGCTTCAGTCCATGCTTTAATAGTAAATGTAAGGTCAAACTGGACAATAATACCTGTTAAAAATTGGTCATGTCCAGAACCAACGTCACTTTTACCTAACGCACACACTCTTGGTGTCATATCGCAATTTAGGCTACTTACATCAACACTCATTGGATATTTGGAGGCTTTAAAGCTATCTTCCATACCAAATACCTTAACATTATTAATAACGTAATTTTCCAAATTCATGAATTATACCTTTCGTTCGTCTTTTAGTAATAGCAGAAATAGTATCCGGGATACTCTTTGTAAATTCCTGAGCCTTGCTCAAATTCTGCTTGAAATAAAACATTTTCAGGACAAAATCTTTCGCCCTCTAAAACTCTTCGAGCGACACTATAACATTGCTCTTTCACTTCTTCTGTCGCCCAATCTGGAAATGAAATTCCATCTCTCCACATAGTTCCATACTGTCTTCTCTGTGTGAGTACTTCATATATTGTGTCTGGATATACTGATGAGTTCACTCTGTTGATAATCACATTGGCAACAAGTAACTGTATTTCTTCTGATTCCCCGCCTGCTTCTCTACAAACAGCCGCTGCTAAATAGAATAAATCCTCTTCGGAATATACTGGTTTAGCAGGAGCTTTTGACACAATTTCGGTCTCTCTTTCGATAACATCTACCATTGTTTCTTCTGTGTTAATTGATTCGTTATGCGGAATCTTGACATTGTATTCTGTAACAACTTCTGTTTCAGTTAAACACTGATATTCACTTTTTGCTGTAGAAACAATGGTATTACTTATCATTAGCGTAATTGCTAACATAAATGCCATGACTCCAACTCGTTCTCTTATCATTTCAAAAATCACTCTCCTTGTTGATTTTCGCCCAATGACACACTACAGAATCTTTTAATTTCCTCGATTCTCTCCTCTGCTGTTTTACTTTCATCATTCGCTTTATCAAAAACAACCTTTGCAATAGCTTTACTTCCTTGAAGCAAGCCTTTCGTAAATGTGTCTCTTAGGCTCTTTTTAAATGTTTCTCTTAATACCTTTTCTGCACTCTTATTCATATACAAACTCCTTATTGAGTATTTGTTCAAAAGCGGTTTGGTCAACATCTTCTTCAGCAATTGTGACCACACCCATTGCTGACGCATTTACACCCATAGTATTGAATAACATGTCGTGTAAATATCGTCTGTATAACTCTTCTCTGTCGTCATCTGCAACTGTACGTCTTCGTACTCTCCGTTCTCTTCCGCCGTCATTTATAACGAAATTCATAATATCTCTCATAGCGTCATATGTTCCGGAAGAACTTTCAGCACTCCAAATACCATTCCATCTTGCATAATCCATAGTTACACCTCTCTAATTGGACTTTCTTGACACATAGGTACAATAATATCCATTACCTTATCGAAGCATTCACAACATAAGTCAAGTTCGATACGATCTCCGTCATACTTAGAACCATAACCCGGTATGCTATGAATACCAAAGTTTTCTTGCTCATCCCATGTATCAAATTTTTTTCCACACATATTACATAGTTTCAAAATTCTTCTTCCTCCAAGTTCTTAAACAGGATTTAATCCTGTTAAATATTCCTGAGATTTTAGAAGGCTTATTTTCTTTATGTATCCATTGCCAAAAATCTCCGACGGATTCATCTACCAAGGCTTCTGCTTTTATTTCAACAACAACTCTTGGTAGTTTTAAAATACCATTCTTACCAATTGGCTGATAAACGGTATACGTTCCGTCTTCATTCTTAAAAAATCTTGCTGTTTCTAAGTTAAGATTTAACACTTCGCACCTCAATTCTGTACGTGTGAATAACTTGTAAGTGTAAAATATTGCCCTTCTCTGGTGTAACCTGTACATAAGATTATGTCGTTCTTCTTGATTGGAGCGTTATTAAACACTCTATTAAACACTGTAAATCTACTTTCAATTCCACTTCCGATAGACTGAGTTACAATACTATAACCAAATTGAGCATTATCTCTCTTGCGTTTTAGTGGATAGATTTCCTTAACCAATAACTTACGTCTATCGTTTTCATTTCCTGATACATATCCTGAATAACCCATGATTTCCAAAAAGTTTTTGACTTTAGTGGCATCACTTAAATCAGGCATATGTGTATCTTTAATCATGAGTTCGCATTCTCTCATAATTGCTGTTATGTCTTGTAGCATGTAGCTTTTTGACTCTGCTCCGCTTTTTGTCTTATCATTAGAATATTTCCTAACAATTGCATCAATCGGAGAATCTGCAATAGATTCTTTCTTAATCTGCTTTGCAGAACCTTTTTTAAATAATTCAAAAATGTCACATATACGCAATAACTCACGTTGATTACCATAATCTGAGAAGTAATCAATCTTTAAAAGAACATCAATCTGTCTTGAATTTACTGATGTGTTTTGTGAAATATCTGAAAGAATATCAATGAAATATTCATACTTTCGAGTTTTTGATAATTCATACAACTCAGTTGCAATTGACGGACTGACATACTTTACAGAACTTACACCCTTTGATATAATTCCACGTTCTTTATCAAATACATAGTCACTACTTGAATAACCAAATTTTGGGAGCGATATTTTAAATCCATACTTCTTCGTCAGGTCTGTTCCGGTTTGAATATCCGTGTCATTTGCTGCGTTATTTAAGAAAGATGTGATAAACTCTATCGGATAATAATATCTGAAATAGGCACATAAATACCCAAGCATACAGTATGCTATTGAATGGTTATAACCAAACATATATGAAGCACTATCCTCAAGGATTTGAATAAATGTTTTTGCTTCTTTCTCAGATTCTTCGCGTTCTTTATCTGATTTAGAGCAATAACCCTCAAGAATTTTTGGCATCGCTTTATCAAGACGGTCTCTGTCTTTTCGACCGATTGCTCGTCTGATGTTATCAGCTTCACTTCCTGTTAAACCACATATCATTTGTAAGAATTTGATTACATCTTCTTGGTAAACCAAATAACCATTATTATCTTCCAAAAGCTTATCAATAATTGTAGACGGATTATGATTTGGTTTTCTTGCTAACAAATCGTCTCTGTATGATGTTCCAGATGGTCTAATACATGCTGTTACTAATGACATATCAAATAAGCTGTGTGGCTTATATTTCTTTAAGCAATCAAACGCAAAGGCACTTTCAAATTGGAATATTGCCGCTGGAGAACGAAGCATGTCGTTCCAAACTGCTTCATCATTCCAATTTATTTCATGTGAACGTGGATATTTAATACCAATATAATTGCAAGTATCTCGGATAACTTGTACAGTTTTTAATACCAAGAAGTCATATTTCGCTGCACCAACTTCATGTGCTTCATCCATATCCATCATGAGACATAAATCTCCGTCTTTATCAAAAACTCCATAGTTCTCAACAAGTGAGATTGGACTAATTACCATTCCCGCTGGATGTACAGATTGTGAAACTTTCGTATCAATCAAACCATCGAAATAATAGAAAATCTCAGGATATTTTTTCTTGGTTTTTTCTTCGTCTGAATCAAATTCATCCTTAATTTGAGCTATCCTCTGGAGAGAATAAGGGTTTTCTTCATTTGGCTTTTTCTTATTCCATTCCTGAGCCAAATGTCTTCCCACATCATCAATAACCCCTTTTGCTTGAATTGTTCCAAAAGAAGCAACTCTTGCAGTTTTGTCAGCACCGAATCGTTCAATAATATGTTTGAAAATTGCAGGTCTATCAGACTCCACAACGTCAATATCAATATCACCAATCTCTTCTCTGTCTTCATTGCAAAATCGTGAAAATACTGTATGCCATGTTTCTGGGTTAAGGTCGATAATGTCAGTAACATATGCTATTCGTGAACCGCCAACACTACCTCTTGCAGTACCAATAGCCATACCTTGCTCTCTGCACCAACATATTAGTTCAGACATCGAGAGCATAAAGCCATCCATTTGAAGCTTTCTAAATACACGTAATTCCTCGTCGATAGCTTCTCTGAAAGCGGACTCTTGTTCTGGTGGAATTACTCCATTAGCAAGTTTTTCTGCAAACTTTCTTTCAATTGTTTCAGCAAACTTTTCTGAATCGGCTTCTCGTGAACCATACAGTATTGGATATTTGATTGATTTGTCTAACTCAAAATCTTCTGTCATCTCATCAATCTTGTTTGTATTATTGATAGCTTCGAGATAAATTTCCTCTGGTAATGCACCTTGAACACGAAACATTTCTGCTAACTCATCATATGTTTTGTATGTTAAATCAAACGCATCTTCATCCCCATAATTCTTATGTTTTGCAGATAATAAGATAGCTCTACATTCTGCTTTGTACTTTGATGAGTTATGTGTATCTGTTCCTGCGATCAGCGGAGTACCAATTTTTTGTGATAATTTATACAGACGCTTGTTAAACTCTACTTGCTCAGGATGCGAATGTGCTTGTATTTCCAAGAAATCATATTTCATTGCAAGTTCCATATATCTTGGATGCGTTTCTGGTAATTTATTTAGGGGCGATGCAAGACAGGCACTTGTTGATATGATGTTTTTGGAAATCGAAAGAAATTCATCAAATGTAATTCTGTTTGTATAATAAAAATGTTCTTTATCACAAGACTTACTAATGAGAGCGTTTAATTCTTTAACTCCGGCTAAGTTTCTTGCTAAAAGAACAGTGTGGTAGTTATCTCTTATTTTTTCATCAAGGCTTTCTGTAAGATATATCTCTACTCCGTGGATGAACTTAATACCAACCTTGTCGCAATACATCTTCTTAGAAATCCATCCGAGGGGCTTACCGTGCTCCGTGGATGCAAATGCTTTATACCCATACCTTACAGCCAAATCAATATAATCTGTGAATTTAGTACAACTATCCAACAAACTGTAGTCCGAATGGATATGGTATGGAATATATCTTTTGGAATTCACTACAACCGCCTCCTCTCATTATATAGTCTTTCAAAAATTTCTTGTCCGTTATCAACGGGAGCCATTTTTTCAGACAATAAGTTATTTTCATCGTGTAAATACTCAATTGTTACATATCTACGCAATCTTTGAATTTGCTTGTCGTCTTTAATATTGATTTCTTTATCTAATGCAAAAACAACTCTAATTCCTAATTTAACCAGAAACATAAATTGCTGCGGATTTAGATGCGATGTTAATATCGCACACGTATTATGAATCCCCCAACTATCAGCAAGCATTACTGATTTAGAACCTTCAAATATGATGATTTCTCTCTTTTCCATAATTGCCTGCCTGTTGTCAGAAAAACCATATAGTGTGTCTAACTGTCCGCCAAACGGTTTGAAATATGTGTATTTTCTTAAACCTTTAGCTTTAAAATCTTTATCAAGTGTTCGACCACAAACGTTAATAATATCACCGGTGTAATTTTTAACCGGAAACACAATCCTATCTGAGAATGAATCATAATACACACTAAACTTTCTTAGCGTATCTATATCAATTCCCTCATCAATCCATGTTTGTAACTTTCCCTCATTAAATTCATATCTTTCCATATAGTTTGAAGGAAGGATAGTCGGATTTGACTCTTTTGTGTTTGACGTATTACGTTTAAATTTTTTTGCAATTTTTGTACTTTCAAGGCGATTGATGATTATCTCTGAGTCTTCGGTAATATTCGCAAATTTTTTTATGATGCTTATTGCTTCATAGAATCCACAGTTATGATACCGCCTTATAAAATGAATGAGATTTCCGCCAGCACCAGAGCTGAAATCGTAAAATCTCTGTTTCTCGGTGTTAACAGAGAATGATGGTGTGTTTTCATCTTTAAAAGGAGATAACCCCCACCATTCTCCGTTCTTTTCCTCAAGGTCAAGATATTGTGATATGTATTCGAGAATATCAACTTGCTCTAAAATATCATCAACTTCCATATATAAACCTCACTAAAATGGTTGAACCGGTATGTGCTGTTTTGCCTCTTCATAGCTGATTAAATTTCCATTGAATTGTAGGTCAATATATTCATCAGAAGACATCTGAGCACCGTTTCGATTAAGGCATATTCTGAGTTTCTTATTACCACATTCCACTCCGTCTGCCTCAATCTCTTCTGGCGTTTTGTCTTGAATAAGGGCTATTGTAGAGGCATTTCTACCAATCTTTGCACTATCAGCAACCTTTCCTGTTGAGGTCGCTTGTGCGGCTCCTATTCCAGCAATATTCATATCTCCGCAAATCTGATTTTTAACCATATCAACGAATCTACCAAGTTCTTGATAGGAATCAAATGCATCTCCTTCGCCTTTGCCTTTGAAATAATCAACAATTAAAACATCTAACCCTTGGGTGTGTTTTACCTTTTTAACGGCTGTGTATATGCTCTGTGCATCAAACATTGGCATATACAAATGAGTAAATTTCTTCGTTTTTAACCACGCAATTGCCTGATCTATACGCTTCTTTTCCTCTTCTGTATATCTACCGGCTTTTAGTCTGCTGAATTCAATATTTGTTAAATGTGAAATTAATCGCACCGTAAACATTCTTGAGTTAAGCTCGCTATCTATATATAAAACAGCAACATTTTTCTTTAATAAATCAACTGCACAATTCAATAACATCATACTTTTACCCTGCTTTGCTTCAGCGGCAAAAATAAATAACTCACCACGTTCAATTGTGGCATATGCATTTAATGTATTGAATTTAAAAGGGATACCAGCCATACCGATATCCTGACGTGCTTCGATTTCTCCCCATAAAGAATCAACAACATCTTTGTATTGTGGAACTTCCGTTGCTGTAGAAAATTCCATCATAATATCATCAATAGCAGAGTATATCTTCTGCTCGATATTGTCTTCCGAACTGTTAAAACATAACCTCTCGCATTCAACAAGTTTGTTATATGTATCACGTCTAAATGCTGCATCCATAACATTGGACACAAGCAACTTGTATTCTTCAACAGATTCTCTTGCAATAACCTTTGCAATCTCAATCATGTCGTTCAATGCTTGAATGGTTATCGTTTCAGTTTGCTTTTTGGTTGATTCTTTCATATTTAAAATATTTGTTATGTTATACGCATCAACCTTTTCAATTCCTCTTTTGGCTAATTCGCATACGGCATAATAAATATAAGCATTTTGTGAATCAGAAAAGTGATTTGGTTTTAACTGTTCTGAATAGAAAGTAAACTCTGGTTTCATCACTATGGAGGCGATGATTCCGGCTTCACTTTCTACGTTTTTAATATCGCAAACGTTCAATTATTCGCCACCTCCAAACATCTGATAATATTCACATTCATTACAAACATCGCAAAGATGCTTACACTGAAACCAGTCTATATTTGGATTCCAATCTTCTTCTCTGGAAATATCTTCGATTGTCTTCAACGCCCATTTCTTTGTATCTTCATATGCGTTTACATTAAACGGTTCTTTAATCAATGTTCTTGTTCTAAAACAGTTGAAAATTAAATTTTTAGGCGTTTCTCCATATTCCTTTTCGATTGGTATCGCATACATATAAAGTTGGCGGAGATATTCATCCAGTTCTAAATCAGTCTTTGTAGGTTTTTCTCTTTTACTACGTTCCTTTAATGCTCTGGATTTATTATCGGTAATATCAATCCCTATTTCGTTTCGAGAAACTTTATCAATATATCCGATGAATTCCTTATCTTCAATTTTAAAAGTAACCTCTTTTTCGACACCCAAAATTTCGTCTTTCGGGTATTCTATAGAGGATAAATACGCTATACCTTGTCGGAAATAGTTTTGAAATATAGTATGGTTTGGAGCTTTGCCAACCACATTCTTACGAAATTCCGTAAGATAGTAATTGACAAGCTCCTCATTTTTCAATTCTTTTAATAGATACTTTTGTATAATTAGGTGCATAAAAGAACCGTAGTCTGCAAAAAAATGACGAATACCTTCGATGTGTTTTATGTATTTCAAATAGAAACGATACTTACAATCTTCAAATGTCGTGATACGAGAATAACTCCAAGTCATATCAGAAATGATGTGTGATAAATTCATCTTGTATCACCTCTTAACATTTAAAATGGAAGCATTTCCTCATCAGAATCTCCTTCCGGAGGGTTGATGTCAAACGCAGGCATATTTCTTGCAGGCGTAGAATTGTTACCATTTCCAGCACCGTCAGAAAACTCAAAGTCGAATACTTTGTATGTAACGTATTCAACACCTTTTTCTTTGTTGTACCATGTAGTTACATCTACATCTCCAAGCTTAATACGGTCTTTAACCTTTAATTTCTCCGCCTTTGCTTTTGCTGTTCCAATAAAAGTACAAAAACCAGAGAAATCCTGCTCGTATTCTCCATCTTTATTTTTTCTACTAGTTGATAAACGGACTTTGGTTGTATTACCTCTGCCCTCTTCAATGCTCCAAACTGAAGCCCATGCATTAGTTCTAAATCCCACGTTATTTCTCCTTATTGCTTAATGAAAATTTTTCTGTTACTTCTGTTAAAAGATTACTTGCTACAACAGGATCAACAATGTCATAATAATTTGCACTAGACTTGCCACCCTTTGTCTTTGCATAGTTCTTAATAACTGCAATAACGTCGTTCTTTTTATCTGGATTCTTTTCAAGATAAGCCGTTACGATAGAATGAATCTGCTCTACAATCTGTGCAGCAATTTCTCTATTCTCAGTATTTTCAGCTTCTTTCTGTGCACTTCTCCAGTTATCTGGGTCATCATCAGATGTTGCAACGTTAAAATACTTCAACATAAAATATCTCGATGCATACGAAAGTCCAGAGCCAAAAGCCTGACTCGCATCTGCTTGCTGACCAACCATAGCCCAAGGAACAATAACTCTATCATCAGGATTTTCGTTATTAACCCAGTGCCATTCCATATCACAATGAACAAGAATTTCGTTTACCTTTTCTTCATAGATTTTCCCGTCCCTTGTTGATTTTGTTTTTGTGTAACCATACGGTTCAACTACTGTGGTTCCTTTTACAATGTTGGGAACTAATGAAACTCCAAGCTTATCCATCAAGCCTGTAATTTTTGACAAGATCACATCTTCAGTTACATACTTATAGTTGTAACCGCTTTTGTTTTTCTGTATAATTTCTACAGGCTTTCTAATCTTGGCAAGTTTCTGGTAGATATTAAGTACTTCTGACATAAATTCTCCTTGCTATTCTTTATAGTTGTGATGACTGGCAAAAAAATTATTCTTGCCCGTTCAGTGATTCAATTAAATAACTAGCTTCCATATCAGCCAAATGAAGCATTGGTGCTAATACGCACATGTCATAAGCCTTATTTAGACTAAAATCTCCACCTTTGACCGCGGCATCAAAACCGCCCATATGAAATCTAATAGCTAACAATTCGTCAACTGTAAGCTGTTTTAAGAACCACTGAATAATAATGCAGCTTTTCTCTCCATGACCAATAGGGAATTTTTCATCTATTTCATAGACTTCTTTGGTATACCATTTTCCAGTGTCGTTATCCTTAACATTTCTTGTACCAATCTTATAGAAGTTTGCTTTACATAAATCATGGAATAATGCACAGATAGCAACACTTTCTTCGCTAATCCCTTTATCTGGATATCTTTTTGCAAGTTTACTCATGCACTCATAAACATTCAGAGAATGTTCTACAAGTCCTCCAGCATATGCTCCATGAAACTTTGTGCTTGCTGGTGCGGTAAAGAAGTCGCTCTTTTCAATCCAATTTAATAAATCTTCAATACCATCTCTTTTAATTACGCTTCTGCAAATATCCAAATATTTTTCTTTCATTTCCTGAAGCTCCATTGAAAATCTCCTTTCGTACAAAAGTATCTATATATAAACCCTAAATAGGGATAATTTGATAATTTCGCTCTTTTGTGGCGTTGTCGTCGTTCTAATTAGGTAAGTCAAGATTAAATGATTTACATTGAGAAAGTGCGGATTTATCCTATTTCTCATTTGCTTTCTAAATCAAAATTAATCCATTTTTGTGTCCGGTTTAATCCATTCAGTACATCGAATACCGTTTTGGTTAAACCATTCTGCAACTAAATGTCTATGGCAAAAATCTTCCGGTTTCTCATAGCATATCAACACAATATTTACATGAGGATTACCCCATATTGGACAATTTGTGATATAATTCAACATCTGTAAATCTTCTGGAAGAAGTTTGGTTAATTCATAAACTACTTCTCCAGCATCCAATCCACTTAAAACCTGTTCCTTAAAACATTTTATGTAGTAGTCATTATCGTGATTTTTCTTCCATTCAGAAAAGAATGACCATTTCGGAGCAACTTTTTTGTATTGTGCTCCTTTATATCCTTCCGGAGCCTTTCCGCATATTGAAACAGGAAAGAACCCTTCTGGTAAATTTCTAATGTTTGCAAAATAACTTGTATAAATCATTTGTTACTCCTCTATTACAACACAATTAACTCTGCCTGTATAAGCTGTACAAGCATCAATTGCTAATATGTTTTTACCGTAAAATGGACTGAAATCTGCATCATCTCCCCATTCGGAACATCTTTTCATGAGTACACTATGACCATATGATGTGTGGAAATGACCACAAACAATTCTCTTACCTCTTTCTACCACATCATATAACTCGGCATATTTCATACCGTTAAACCATCTTGCTTCTTCCCAGTCTACTTTATGAGCATTTCTCCAATCAGGATCGTAATCGTACTCGTTCTTACATGGAATCCATCCGTGTACGAAGATATGCTCTTCTGTCTCAAAATAATCCACGCTTACTGGAAGTAAATACTTATAAAAAATAGAATCCCTTACTTTAAAAAGAAACTCCTCTTTCTTTTGGAATACATCATATTTTTCCATATGGCTTAATTGCAACGCTGTGTCAAAAGTGCCATTACTTACATGATGTGAATATCCATAACCGATTGAACGTTGATATTTATCAAAATTATCCAACATATCAACCATTAGGTCTTCGTGATTTCCTCTGATAAATATAAGTTCATCCTTTTTCAATAACTCATACATGAATTCCTGCATCGCATTTGCTTCTTGACCTCTATCCATCATATCGCCACAAACAATGAGTTTATGTGGTTCTGTATCGTCAAAGAAACCTTGCTCTTGTAAAGCAATTTTTAATTCTGCCAAGTATCCATGTACGTCAGATACTACATAGTATTTCACGTTACATTTCTCCTATCATAATCAAATCATCGACATACGCTCTTCCTTCGCCCTTAAACATTGGGATATCCCTATCAATAATCCATTCGTTTTCTGATTCTGAAGTATCTCGTAAACGAACAGCCTCTGTAATACCGTCACTTTCAACAACGATTTTATTTCGAACAGCACAAGAACCCCTCTTCTTATATGCTGGTAAGTCATTCCAGTTAATATTATGGTGCTCCATTAACATATCCTGTATATTACTGCATGTCTTATGTTGTAATTCGTTGTGACTAAAGTATGCTTGTCCCAGCATTTGAACGCTGTTTCTAGCAGCATCGAGCTGTCTCCAATATACACAATTCGTAACTTCTTCTTTTGGTATATTAAAAACTCTGGCATCAAACATTGCACCTTTATGTACAGCATTTAATAATGTATTGTGGTATTCCGTAGCCTTTTGTTGCAACTCAACGCATTGCGGAACCAATGAATGGTTATATTCAAAAATCAACTTATCAACTTCTTCTCTAAAGAAATTATTGAATGCCATTGTTGCCATGCTTGCAGCAATACTGCACATTTTCATAACCTCATAGTCAAACCATGCAGATGATTCAAATCTTTTGTAGTCAACCAACACAAGAGTTATCTCGTCTGATTGAGTATATCCAAGAACACAACCTTGAATATTTTCACATAGATACTTCATTGTTCTCTGCATACTTTCAATAAGGACATCATCAAATGGCTTCGCAAATCCTCTTGTGAAGGTATGGAAAGCCTTACCATCAATGCGAATCATTACTGGTGTTCTTCTCATGAGTTTTGTTTGAGGGATATGTTCATAGAAATCTTTCATTCTTGTTCCTAAATCATCATGTACCGGCATAACACATCTCCTTTACTCATTTGCTACAAACAAATTATAAAATGCTTTCAATACTTCAACAAAATCATCAAGCATAGGCAAATATTGCATACTGATATATTGTTCATTTTGAGCAGTTTCATGTGTTACGAATGGTGCAAATGAAACTTCTCCTTTGTCTACGCACAGAACTCCAATAGCAATTCCGTCTTTTGTCAACTGATAATGAACATGCTCATTACCCATTAACTTAATATTTACATCACATCCGGTCTGTGCCTTCAATGTTTCCGAAAAAGCTTTGTAATTTTTTACTTTCATAATTTCCATTTTTCTATACCTCTCAACTAAATAATTGATACTTTCTACCAATCGCATCTATTACCTCGCTATCCATTGGTTTAAATCCAATACAAGTTAATGTCCTGCCATCTTCTTCAGGCTCCAGTTCGGTAAGGCAATTATCTTTAATAAGGAAGAAATCCTCTCCCTCTTTCATTCCAAGCTCTTCAGCCATCATCTTTGCTTTCAATAACTGGTTTTTATTTCTGGCTTTAAGAACGCATTTAGTAAATGCCCCCTGTACCCACTGCTCATAACATTCTTCAGTGACAAATACAAAGCATTTCAAAAATCCGTTATATTTATATTGTCTTCCATCTGGCATATAGTCACATTTATCAGGCAATTCAACTCTTCTCCGCATTTGGCTGGTTAGGAAAGCCATGCTTGCATGACTAACCTGTGCCGCCATTTTACCCGGAGACATTTCCAAATCTTTTCTTACGATAATAATCTGTTTATAACTCATCTCCAATACCTCTCTGAACTACGTTCTTTCGCAATCTTTTCCTTCTTGCGATTAAGATGCCGAACTCTTGCTCTTGGTGTATATTTATCACACTTTTGGCAATACCCATTATGATCTGCTTCTCTTCCCTTTTCGCATTGCCCTTTACATACATAAGAAAGGCATGGTGTTAATCTGTCTTTTGCCATAATAAATCCCTTTCTGGCTAATTAAAAATCTCAATTAACCCAGCTTGTGTTAACTTATAAATTGTTTCTGCGACAATATCTAAATCAGAACCGCCAATATGATAAGTACAGCTTGGTGCACAATCTATGTACAAATCATTTCTATGGTTATCACCAATTCTGAAAGAAATCTGAACCATCGGAATATCAAATTCCTCTTCTGTATATGCAATCTTTCCTATAGAATCGCCATATTCTCCTGTTTCTTCATCCTCTGTCAAAAACTTATGATACCATTCTGCCTGATAACCATATCCAGTGCCGTCTCCGCACCAACGTTCTTTTCCAAAAAACTCGCTACCTTTTTTAAAACCAAATTTACGAAGTTCTTCTGGATTTACTCCTTCTTTTAACCGAATTCCCATACCACACCTCCTTAATGATTAGGAACGTATTCGCCTTCATTTGTATGCCAATCAACAAATACGATGATTTTCCCTTCATATTCTAACTGTTCAAGCGTAACAACATCTTCAATATCCCAGTCTACAGGATAAACTCCACAATACTCGATATAACAAGGAATATCTTTTGTCTGTATCCAATCCCTATTAAGACAAAATGCTCCGGGAAGAGTATCACAAGACATCCATTCAATGTTGTATTTTTCAAATATTGCAATTATTTGCTTTATGCATTCATCATCTTCCAAACGTCCTTCAATCAAGAACTCAGGAATTGTTACACTAAATACACACGGCATTGGTTCCTGACCATCATCTTTTCTGGACTGAATCCATCCAGATATCATTTCAGCTCGTTTACACATCACGCTTCTCCTTATTGCTTATAAAACAAGAGTTTCATATTCGTTTTAGTTCTATATATAGCGTTCAAGCATTTATGAAGCACTATATATCGTATGGGTTGATTTTGATAATTTCCTTATTGATTTTTTCTGCATATTTTACACAGTTTCCAGTTCCGCCAGACGTTCCGTCCCATACTGCGATTACCTTGTCAGATATGTCAACCATATATTCATTCCTTTTCTGCATTAACCAAGGCTTGTAATCTTCATCAGATACAATTTTCACTACATCAGCTCTTGCCAGAATCTTTTTGTAAAGCTCTACACTTTCGTTAATCCATTTTGAAGAATGATTTCTGCATGGTATCGCACAATGCAACTTGATATCATATCCAGAATCTTTCAATTCAAGAACCGCCAGTGCAAATATTGTATCAACACCGAGAGCCATACCAGTTATTGCTTCTGTACAGTTATTCTCCACAAGAAGTCTTTTGAATAATTCCTTTAGTCTTATCCAACGAACATCTTGTAGATTATAACCGTACATCTTATTTGGTCTGTGACCTGTGACACATATCTTAAGTGCCTTATTCATCGTATTTTAATAGGAAGAGAGGGTCTACGGCTTTGAAACTCTGCTTTCCATCCTTACTTCTAAATACAATACCTTCGCGAAGTGTTTCTCCTATTGCACTCTTTCCATGAGCATAATCAAGCACTTCATTTACAGTGTCTGGCAGAATATAACCTGTATCAATAATAGGTACAAACTTTAAACCGTGTTGCAAACAAATATTTCGTGCCATCGCAGAACCAAGACGACCTGTTGGATAAATAAGATTGAATGCGTAGAAATCAGGCTCAGTAACCTTGTATTTATTTCCTTGTACGTTTGGAGCAATACATTCGCCCTGAAGTGCAATCCAATCTCTATCGCCGATCATATTCTTTAAGGCATTTTCAATCTGATATCTATCAGAAACTCTCCAATAAGAAGAATTATCTTTTGCTCCAAGACGAAGATTTCTCGAACATACAATATATTCAAACTTATCTTTTATTAATGGAACTCTTGATTTGTGACGAACTAGGCAGAAAGTACCACTCTGACCGTCAATCTTTTCAGTTGCAATCCATTCACGTTTATCTTTTAAGATGAACGGCATATTCTGAATTCTTGTTTCATCCGTTTTACTAATGAAAGATGGAAATCCCTTAGACGCTTTCTTTGGTAAAACCAGCTTGCGGAACCAAGGCATTCTCATTAAGAAACGTGGATATTTTGCTTTTTTCTGTGTATCATTCTCCACAGGCTCTTTATCCATTGTTCTTTCATACTGTTTAATTCCAATTACTTCCGTTACATCTTCTCCTACTTCATACCCACCCTTCTTTTCCGGTAGGATACTTAATGGGAAGCAGATGCCCTGACTGATTACTCCAGCCATTTTCATTGTCTTAATTCTAAAATTGTTCTTACGAAGAAACTCAAATTCAGGTTTTTCCGGAAGAACAGAATCAATCTCTACATATATACATTTGCCACCAGCCTCGTACTGGTCTTTCTGAACAATAACACTCCAGCCGTCAATGATAGCCAATACGATTCTGTCCTTGCCCTCAATTGGCAGAATCTCAGAAATCGTCTTTATACTTGCTAATTTTCTCATTTCATTCTCCTTATGTTCTACTAAAATCAATGCAATATTCAATGATTCTTTGTTTTTCAAGCTCATCATCAAAATCATCCCACGGTATTACATTGTATTTTCCTGTCACGTCTCCAGTAATGTCATATAATTTGTTTTCATACTGAACTACAAAATGATTTATCACTGGATCATACATCATGACCGCTTCTGGAAATCTTCCACATAATATGTATGCAAACCAATAGCAGCAACCACATGTGAACACTTCATCAATATGCTGATTGCTGCTTATATTATGGAAATGCCTAATGAACTCATCCATATTTACCCTTTAACAAGGCGGTAGTTTTTAACGACAGAAGCAAAATCTGCTTTTGTTTCAACTAAAAACTGTGCAATATCTTCTGCTAAAGGTTCTGTTTCAAATTCCTTTTCACTAATTACTTTCTTAACTGAACCGTTATTCACAACGCCTCTAATAACAAAATACTCTTCTAATGAAGCATCCTGTTTTGTATATACCGTTACTGTCTTTTGCATAAATATCACTCCTATACATAAATCTTTTCCATTAACGCACTAAATACTTCTCCAAGACCTGCTGTAAAAGCTATATCATCCTCACCAATGGCGACATTTAATGATTCCTTATTGATAACAATAAGATGTTTTCCTTTGAAATCGTTAATAAATGTATTTGCCGGTGAAACTGTCAATGATGTACCGCCGATGATTAACATGTCTGCATTCTGAATTGCATCAACCGCTTTATTAACCGCATCTTTTGGTAGTTCTTCGCCGTAAAGGGTTACATCTGGTCTAACTTGTCCACGACAATCGCATTTTGGAATTTCCTCATCGCTCTCAAACAGAAACTCTTCTGGGAATTCCTTATGACACTTCGCACAGTAATTTCTCTGTGTTGTTCCGTGAATTTCATACACTTTCTTACTACCAGCCTTTTGATGCAATCCATCAATATTTTGCGTTACAATTGCAGAAAGTTTACCAGTTTCTTCAAGCCAAGCAAGTGCTTCATGTGTTATATTTGGCTGTATGTTTCTGGTGTCCATTTTCTGTCTGTAAAATTCATAGAATACTTTTGGTGTATTAAACAAACAATCTCTGCTTAGTAAGTATTCTGGTGTATATCTGTCAAACCTTACATCGTTCTGATTGTAAAGCCCATCTTTGCTCCGAAAGTCAGGTATTCCACTTTCTGTAGATACACCTGCTCCGCCAAAGAATACTATGTTATTTGACTCTTGAATATATTTAACTAATCTATCAATCTTATCCATTGTTTCCTCCAGCAAGAATTTCATCTAAAGTTACAGGCTCATAATTCCAATGCATACATCCAACGTTATAGATTTCATTCTTGTAACCACGCCGATTTAATTCCTTTGAAATCTCAAATTCTTCATTTGCTTCTGTAGTATTATGAGAATGACCATGTAAATGTATAGCTCCATATCTATGACCGTTATACATAGGAATGAAATAATGGCTTAGAATACATCTTTTCTTTGTTCCGTCCTGCAACGTAACTGAAATATCATCATAATCCTTAACAGCAGCAAGGCATTTCTTTGCCTTTGCATTGTGAAGAAATCTATCATGATTACCTTTAATAAGGATAATTTGACCATTCAGTTTCTTTAATAGCGTTGGTGCATCATCATTAACTGTTTTCCAAATCATATCGCCAAGAACATACACCAAATCTCCGGGAGCAACTTTGGCATTCCATCGTTTGATTAACTCTTTTTCCATCTCATCAACAGAGGAAAATGGTCGATTATCAAATTTCAACGCATTTGCATGTCCAAAATGCAAATCGCTTGTAAAAAATACTTTCATTGTTTCCCTTTCTAATGTGCTTCTTTATCACATTCATGAAGCATCATCAAATTGTCATAAAAAGCATCACCAAACAGATTGTGATACTTATCGAATGTTTTCTGCTCTTTCCATAAATACGGTGACATATGCCACTGAATAAATACAGCCCTTCTCAAAATATGAGATTCACAAGCATTTCTCTCAAATAAACTGAGATATGCTGATATATGATGGTGTTGTAAGTAATGTGCGGTCATTCCATCTTCTTCAAATTCTTGCGTCATAACCTTTCCAACATCATGTAGCAGTGCTGCCTCACGAATACTCTCATCTTCTGTTCTCTTGCAACAAATCTCATAGCATTTATACATATGTTCTCCAAGTGATAACTTGTGATGAGGATTATGCTGATTGAAATCATACATCGGAGAGGTATGATTTATCATTCCGTCCAAGTCCTCTCTATATAAGTCTTTCATATATTGTTCATTATCTTTCGGATAACATATTTGGATATCATCCCAACCCTCATACCAGTATGGTATATAGAATGATTTTGCCATTCTGATAATTACATCATCACCAACAATACGTTCTCTTTCTTTCTGTCTGTCGATACACATATTGATTGGAGTAGCCATTACCACGGCAGTCGCAATAATCTCATAATGAGCTTTGAGTTGCTGAAGTAAAACCCTTCTCCTTTTGTGGCTTATATTAGTGGCATCATATACAACAGATTTGCCAGACTCTAATGCTTCTTTTGTTCTCTTAAGCATTTCTGAAAATACCCTGTTGTTATCTGTCTGGTCAGATGCGTCACCAAATAATTCTGACCGGATTCTATCTGAAGCTAGTAAAACTGCATCATACTCTTTTGCAAGTTTTTCTGCCTTACTTGATTTACCCGAACCGGGAATACCTACCATTTGAATAAAATGAAGCATCATTTACCTCCTATTTCCAAAAGAAAAGAACGTTTCAGAATTTGAACAAGTGTGTTATTCATCAATTCCTCTACGTTCTTATCAATTACCAATTCGTGTTCTTCAACATATTTGTCTTTCAGAACCTTTGTTTCATTTAGGAGTTTATCAGCAATTTCTCTTGCTTCTTCTAAGGTGTGACAGCCCCTTTTAATATCAATGAGATATTCAGGAGTTCGAGATGTCAAACAATCCTTGTAACTTTCTCCGTCTATGTATCTTTTCATAAATTCATAAATACGAACAATATGATGTAGCTGCTTCGGATCATATCCATACTTTTTAATTTTCTCAATCAATGTTGGATACGGATGTTCCAATGCTTTATGCTTTTCCATACACATTCCAGCCATGCAATTTATAAAAGCATAGTTGTTGTATCTAGCAATACTTTCAGCATTTTCCAGCATTGGTTTATAAACATCTTCGTATTCTGGATTTACCATTTTGTATTTGGTAAACAGGATTTCTACAAAATTGATATTCTGCTTCTTAAAGCATTCAAACATCAATCGTATATCTTTTACATCAATATGTTCGTTTGACGGCAAGATAAGTGTTGTGCTAACAGGCTTTTTATTCAAGCAAAAATCCTCAAACGCTGGAATGACGATACATTTGGTGTCAATATCGCTCCCCTCGTAAGCTAATCCATAATTCTGTGAACCTTGTAAAAATACACCAAGAACCTTATATCCTAAGCTTTCTACATATTCATAATCACTCTGAATTCTCTTCTGAATCATCTTGATTTTCCTCCTCTCGCAACTGCCCACTTAAATACAACGATTGTTTATATCTCCTATGTTCTCTGGTTGCTCTTGTTCGCTCCTCTTTGGTACGTTGAAACTCTTTCCAGTTTTCCTTGCGATATTCTCTTGCTCTTTCTGCACTGTTCGGATTTACAATTAATAAAATTGTCTTTTTACTAACACCGAACTGCTGTCCTAATTTATTTAAACTCCAATCACCAGTCGCATACATCTCCTTAATCTCAACCTTTTGTTCATCGGTTAATTTTCTCCGGCGATCTAGTAGACCGGTTAATCGAATGCTCTCTGATTTATATGGCACCTTACTATTCTCCCTGTCCTGCCAGAACGCTTAAGAAAGATTCTTCTTGTACATCTTCTACATCATCTACTGTTTCTGTAGGTTCTTCAATATACTCTTCGTCTTCTTCCGGAGGTTCGCAGGTATTTAAAAAGTCTTCCCTTGTAGGAAGACTTGAGAGGTCAAATACGGCACATAATTTTACTGGGTGATATGTATGTCCACTAGCACTTTTCTGTGGTTCTTCTTCGGTATAAAAACGTTCTTGGCTATCCAAAGGTCTTTCATTAAAACCTTGGAACACTTCAAATGTTCCTTTATCAAAATCAATAACATATGCCCATTCGCAAAATAGACTATCTTTTGCAAAATCAATACTATTTCTTAGCTTAATACCACTTGGAGATTGTGTAATATAGTTTAAAATATCAGCACCCATATCTCTATTGAACTGTGGGTTTCTGTTATAGAAACGATTACTAACTTCCATTGATACAAATTTTTCTTTGCTAACATCAACTCCGATGTCTTCCCAAAGCTTATCCCATTCAGCATCCGTGATATACGAACATGTTCTTAAGTTTCTTTTGAAATCCTCCAAATTTGCATTCTTAAGAAAATTCAAAACTGATAAACCTTGTCCTGATGGATATCCATCCCACTGTCCATATTGGGCAAGCTTGTATTCTCCGTCGATGTGAGCACAAATCAAATGTCGTGTACCCATATTAGACCTCCATTATTATCTTCTACTTTTTCGTCCTACAATGTATCCTGCGAGAAAAAATCCCGCAAGACACATTAAGAACACACCAATGTTCAAAACAATCATGTGTGTACCTCTTACTCGATAACCTTGAATGATACGTCAGTTCTTCTGTTTAACTGCATATTTGCTTCGCAATCGTTAGGAGCAACCGGCTTAGAACCACCATTGCCAATAACAATAATTCTATCTGCACTGATTCCATTAAGTACGAAATACTGTTTAACCGTTTCTGCTCTCTGTCTTGAAAGTTCAATACCACCTTCAGTAGCATTATCAGATGCAATATTTCCTTCGATCTGAATAATTGAACCATCTAACACCTTAGCAATTTCAATAAATTCGTCGAGAATTGCAGTTGCTTCTCCAGCATCTAAGAATTTGGCTGTATTAGCAACAAAGTTTACTGTCGCAGATTTTGTCAACAATGCTTCTGCATCAATAACCTGCTGTTTATTTTCTTCAGTAACAACAACATTAGCATCCGTTGATGTGAATTCATACGCATCATATTTATCAGAAAGAGCACCAATGTATGTACTATCAAAGATTGTATTTACAAGTTCTGTGTTAACTTTTTCACCAATTGACTGCCACACTTCGCACATATCTGTATAAATTGTTTTTGCTGTTCCTTCAAATAATTTAAGGTTATCAGCATAAGTTGTAAGTTTTGCAGATGCACAGTTAGCTAATACATCTTCATCAGAAGCTGTTGAGAACATCGGCATTACCTTTTTAATAGTTGCCATGTCGGTTTCATATAGTTCAGCAGCCTGTAAAGCACCGTCAATAAACTTGGTTACAACTTCTGGATTTGCCTCAGCAAAATCTTTGTTAAATAGAATACCATCCATGATAAGACTTGATGAGCTTGCTGTACTAAATAAGATATGACAATCTGCCATATTCTTTGCCTGTGTTAAGTAAGGTTCCCACGTAGCAGCAACATCAATCTGTCCTGCGAAAAATGCCTTAGCAGCTTCGTCTGGTGTCGCAAAAAACACTAAGTTATTGATAATTGTATCTTTTTCTTCTTGAGTTAAATCAGACTGATTTACAAACCATACAACCAATGAGTGGGCTTCAGAGAACTGTGGAACGCCAATCTTTGCTCCTACTAAATCCTTGACGGATTTGATATCTGTTGTAGCAATAATACCATCGCCGCCATTTGAGAAGTTAGTGATATACGGCATAATTACATCTACGCCTGCTTCTGCAAACTTATTAGACAGGAACGAAGTTCTATTAATTGTATATCCAGCAGCATCTAACTTTCCGCTAATAATAGCGTTACTTGACTGTGTAGCATCATTGATAATACTAATGTTTACCTTAATACCAAGCTGGTCATAGATAGAACCTTCTTTGGTTGAAAGCCCGCCATTCGCGTCAATGATTTCTTTCCATCCAATCCATTCATCTAAAGATAAATTGATAGTTGCTTCATCATCTTTATCTGTATTGATTACATTTCCGTCTGTATTTACCAACGAATCCATGATATCATTGTCATTGCTTCCATTGTTTGCTACCTGCTGATTATTATCAGTAGGCTCTGTTTTTAACAAGCCTGTCTTTACACCAGCGAACAATCCTCCGCCTGCTAAAACAACTACAAGTAATACAATCAAAATCTTTGCAGCCTTTGTTAATCTAAATCTACTTGCTCTCATAATTCCTTTTCCTCCGCAACAAATTATTTGTTATATTTCTTTTTCAAACTCTCTAAGTAGTCGTTACTACTTGTTTTACGTGCTTCTGCTTCAGCTCTCTGAAGTTTTGTAGAAGTTCTATTGTTATGTACAACCTTTGCACCTTCAACAAACTCATTCAAATCCCTGTTTTTCTCACGAACAGACTCAAGCATCTTGTCTGTGCCGGTCATGCTCTTCAGCTCATCCATATCATCATAAACCTCTCTGAGCTGTTCCTTAACCTTCATATTTTCTACAACTTCCTTACTCTCTTTCTTGAGCTTACGAAGTCGTTTTTCACACATTTCATGTGCATCTTTTGCGGCAATTTCAGCTTCCTGATACGCTTTAATTAACTCTGTGTATCTTTCGATATCAGCCATAATCTCATCACGCTCTTCAGCTTTCAATTGTGCCATATCCATCTTACCAGCTCTTACTAAAGCTTCACATTCCTGTTCAACTTTTGTGCGTCTAGCTTTTAACTTTTCCATATCGCTTTTAGCATTACTCAATCGTCCTGCCGCAACTTTTAAAGCATTATCTGCTTTATTATAGGCTTCCTGTGCCTGTTCGATTTTTTCACCGTAAATCGCTCTTGCTCCTTCAGGAGTTGTCGCCATATCCTTGATAAATACTCTAGTTAACCCTGAAAACAACGCTCTTGCTTCCGGGAAGAGAATTAGTACCAATACGAATACTGCAACTACGATGATTAAAAGCACCTTCCAAAATTCCATTATTCATTACCTCCGATAAATTTACCAAGTTCAGAAATTCGTGAAATTTCTGCGTTGATTGCATCATCAGAAAATTTCATTTCTGCCTGTTGTTCTGTAATCTCTTTTTCTAAGCGAGCGATCTCCTCTTTATATCTCTCAATTTCTGTTTCCTTATCTGAGATTTCCTGTTTGCCGTCAGCAATAATCTTGTTAAGGACTCCTGTGAGAATTTCAATACGTTTTTCACCATCAAGAGTTACACCAGTCACTGTTAATCCAAAACTTCCGAGAATTGCAAGAACGGATGTTTTCTTAGTTGCTGTAGGCATTTCTTTAGGCAATGAGTTAATTAACTCTTCCACCTTAAAGATAGATGCTGACTTATCTAAGAGATTATTCTGAATATAAATATCTTCAATCAGAGTCTCTGTGTTTACATCTGTAAGTTCTACATCTACAGATTCTTCGTATGTAGTTTCTTCTTCATACGCAACGGTCTCATCAACCACTTCTTCAACAAGTCCCAACTTTTTCAAAAGTCCCATTTCGTTTACCTCTTTTCTTTCTTAAGTTTTTAAAAATCTATAATCACGTCACACATTTTTCTTGCTTCTTCTCTACTATGTGTGACCATAATTATCGTGTTGCGAGATTCCTTATGTTTCTGGATAATTAAATCCTGCATAACTTCTCTTGTTTTTTGATCCAGAGCAGACAATGGTTCATCCATTAAAATAATATCTGGATTCATAAACAATGTTCTCGCTAATGCAAGTCTCTGCCTTTGCCCACCAGATAACTGTCTTGGATACATCTTTTCCTTGCCAGACAATCCGACTCTGTTTAGCATTTCCTGTGCTTTTTCTATGTCATCCTGTGTAATTCTGCCCTTCACTTCTTTCGCAATTAAAATATTGTCCAAGCAATTACGCCAATCGAAAGATGTGTAATTCTGATGCATCATATAAACATTATTCTTATTTGCTCTTGAAACAATCTTGCCGTCAATTATCACCTGACCTGACAATGGTTTTAAAAGCCCTGCAATTGTTCGAAGTAAGGTAGTTTTGCCACACCCAGAACTTCCTAAAATCCCATATATCTTTGGTTCAAATGTATAACTGAAATTCTTCAGAATAGGTTTATCTTTACTGTATCCGGCACACAAATTTTCTACTTTAATCATTGATGTACCTCCATCTAAAAATCTTTTTTACAACCCATTTAGCAATAAAATCAAAAACTACGCTGATAACCATAATCACAATAATTGCCATGAATACTAAATCCGTTCGCCCTCTTGATGACGATTGCTGAATAATATATCCAAGCCCATATTTCGCATTAATTGTTTCTGCTACTGCTATGTATGTAAAACCAATTCCATACATCATAATGAAGCTGTTTAAAACACTTGGTAGCGAAGCAGGAATTTGTATTTTGTAAATCGTCTGCCACTTATTCATTCCTATCGTTAATCCAGTATCTATCAGATCGGAATTGATTTCATCTAAGCACAAAATTACTGATGGCATCATATAAACAAATGTTGCAATAAACAAAAATACAATCTTCATCAATTCGTCGATTCCAAACCACATAATGAGTAATGGATAAAAAGCTGTAACTGGTATGTATCTCATAATGCTTATAATTGGATTTAGAATATCGTTGGCTATTTTGGAGTTATACACCAATAAAGCAATTGGGTATGCAATAATCGCTGAAATACAAGTAGCTATTGTAATTCTCAAAAACGAATATTGTATCGCTATTTGTAGTTGCCCTGTCCGTATCGTTTCAAACAAGTTTGCAAATACATCTTGTGGAGCCGGTACGAACAACGGATTTGCATTCTTGGAGCAAATACCCCACACCAAGATCACACAGATAAATAATGCAATCCTCTTTAGAAACGTCTTCATTTAATTCACCTTATTCTCTTTCTTTCGCTGTCTTCTATTGTTGATATACTCCAGCAGGTATACCAAGATATACATCATTGCAATAACGATGTTTGTTACATATCCAAAAAGTGTTACTTCTCCTTGGACTAATGCGATAATCATATCCACAAGCAGTAATAATTCCATGAATACTGCTAAGAAAATAGATATGTCTATCTTTACTCTTTTCTTTCTCATTTTGAGTTCCCTCCATTTCTGAACAAAATGTACTTCTAATCGTTTTGTAATGTATCACTGAATAGTTCTTTTAAAACCCTAGGTTCGTATGACTGCTCACCAATTTCTTTGAACTTATCATCAATACCTCCATTTACGATTTCCGTATAACTCATACCTAAAACTGCTTTACTTTTCCATAATTCATCTTTCAAGAATCTTCGTTTGATTCTACGTTCTCGTATCATTCGGTAAAGCTTATATCCACGGGATGCATCGAATTTAAAAAATTCACACGCATGTTCACAATCACACAATTCATCTTCTACTTTACTTAATTGTTCCTGTAGTCTTTCTCTATATGCAATAATTTCTTTAAATGACTCTGTGATGTTTTGTCGAACCTTATCCCAATCGAAAACTTCATCTGATACAGAAGCTACATCAATGTTAGCTCTATATCTCTGTGGTTCCGGCTTGTTTTCCTCATCCTCTAAAGCAATTACTTTCCATCCATCTCGTCGTTTCTTTGGCATTTGAGTCTGAAGTATTCTCCATGCTTTTCCTGCATCAGGATATTTTGTCGCTTTTTCCTTACGATTAGTAACTGACATTTTGCCAAGTCTATCATGACAGATATATCTCTCATCTGAGGAAACACTTGCAATAATAAACTCAGACAAATTCATGTCTCCTTTACGCTTTATAGTTGTTTTGATTGTTTTAAAAAGAACAAGGAGTTAAGATGTCTCCTTGTTCTCAAAATCATAATATCTTCACAACAATTGTTATCAGAATTACCAGAACAACAATTATGAGTGATGCTAAAACGTAACATATTGTTGCTGCACCCTCAAACATTCCTCTTTCATCATATTCGTCAAGAGTTCCAAATCTATATTTATCATTCGGTATTTCTACTTCCTGCTGTGATTCCTTATTCAAAATTTCCATGTTCTTCTCTCTTACTAAACATCGAAAGCACACTTCCATTTATCATAGTCAGCCATATACTCTCTTTCAAGCTTATTGGCAATTGTATTAAGTGTTCTTGTGGCAGATATGGTATAATCCGTATTTTTCATATCCTTTGCAACAAGTGTCGAAAAATCAACCGGTCTCCCCATTCGTTCCTGTTCAAACATTCTGTAAAAAGCTCCGGATAAATAAATCTTGTTGTATGACAACTTTACTTTCAGTCTCGATTTATCACCTTCAGTTTTTGGATTCAGCTTTTTATTTACGATAGGACGAATTGTCATTAAATCAATTTCTTCTGAACGCATACTTCTCATTATCAAGTTACCATCCACACGTTTCCTTCGTGTCTCATAATGTGGGTGTATATAATTGAAATCTGTTAAACGACACGCTTTTTCAAAATCCAATTTTGCTTCTTGATAAATTTTATATTTCTGCCCATTGAAGTTAATGACCAATCTATCTAAGTCAATATCTGTATCTTTTACTTGAATAGCTTCCGTATCATATAATCCAGAAAATGCCATCCAAAGGAATACTCTGTATATAACATCAACTGTTTCAGATTCCGCAGGGTCAAACCCTTTAAAAATTGAAGAACCGTCTTTCTTTTTAAGACCGGTATCTACTTTTTTCATTACTTCAACCAAATGTGCAGGCGAAGATATCATTTGGCTTCGTACTTTTTCTATGGAATCTATCTGCACCCCATAAATACCTCTACCGTACTGATAACCATTATTCTTTAGCCATTTCACATATTCTTTGAGCATTATTAGTAATAATTCAGTGCTTTTGCTTCTTAGACCAGATAACTCGTTCACTACAGGTTGTAAAACTTCTGCTGACTGCAAAGCTAAATCCATTCCCCATTCGTTTTCGTATGGCTCAAACCAATTGAATATACTGGTAACGAATTTTTTAGTTGTAGGCTGATTTCTTGAGTTCACAAATGCCATCTTTTGGCTCTCATTATACATTTCATAACACCTCCTTACGCTACACAGTTCAGCCGAACTGCTTTTTCCCAAGTCGAAATCAACGACTCTTTGTCTATAAAGGAAATTGCTGAAGTTGCAATCAAGTTTGCAATTGCAATCTCTTTCATATAATGTATCGGAAGTGTTGTGATATAAATACCAACCTTGTCTTTTGACATCTTTTCTGGATTTTCACAGATAACCATACTATCTCTTTTTAATCCTGTATCTACTGCCTTAACAAGTACATGTGTTGGCATGTATAACTTCTTTAATGATGATGTAAGTGGTAATGCTATGATGTTTGGACTATTTACATTACCTACATTATTTTGAAACACGACACCGGGTCTCCAGCCAGATTGTTCTGATCCGGTGCCACTAAAATACATATTGTAGACTTCCCCAATCTTAGGAATTCTTTCCTTTTCGCTCTGTGTGTTCACGCTTCAAACCTCGCTTCTTGCTATACCTTATAATTGTGTTGTTCCTTGTATATGTATCATAACATGAGGTTTGAAGTTTGTCAATACAATTTTAAAGTATAATTGCGAGTTTTTTGCATACTAAGCCTGAGTAATAACTACTTTTGCAGTAAATTCCTCTATGCTTCCACAGTGTATCTCATACGAAATAACTCCGAGGTCATCTTCTTTCTTAATGATTTTCTCAATCATTTCGATGCTTACATAATTTTTTCCACTCCACAACAAAATTTTTGTCGGGAAAAACTCATTCACATCTACTCTATCTGTTTCATAATGCACACGAAGCGGAGATGCACCACACACGCCAAGAAGCGAATTAATGTCTACTGCATATTTTTCATTTGCAGAAACATCCTGAATAAATTCAGACAAGGAAATCTCTTTTGTGCTGACAATTTCAGTTTCTATGTACATTTAAAACTCCTTTCTACTAAAAGAGACACCCCGATTTGGGGTGTCCTTTTCGTTAATGATGTTCGCTATTGTAATTTTTGATAAATTGCTCAACTTCTGTTCTGTAATCGTTACGGTATAAATCATTTGGTCTGTCTTCAAACGGAGACCTATACTCCAATCCACCATGTTTATCTCTTAAAATTATATCAATACATAAAAATTTTCTGGCAGATATGGCTTCTCTATTTTCCAGTGTAGAATCTATAGGTATCACGCTTAACGGAACTCCAAGATATATACCTAATTCTTCTTCTGATAACCAAACAAGCTTCTTAGACAGTTCTGCACACAACCAGCCATACAGCTCCTCGAACTGCACTGCTGAACGAATTCTTTTTCCATCATAAGCAAGATTTAAAGGACTAAAACAACTTGTAATCAATGTTTCTAAGTCCTCGTCTCTAATTGATGTATATCCATGCTTTTCAAAAAGCTTACGACATTCTTCTTTTTTATCCAGTATTACTGTATTTCCTTTTTTATTCACAGTCATATACTTGTCTTTATATCCATCAATGAAATCATATACACATTTCGCATAATCATCATTAATTGAATATGGGTTTGGCTTTTTAAGAAATCCAACATATTTTAAACCATATTGTTCTTTTAAAATTTTGTCAATGATTAAGATACGTCTTTTTTCTTGAGCACGATATATGCTAATATTTTCATCAATAGGAATTTCGTTAATTGGTACATCTCCTATATATTTCTTTAACTCTTCATCCGACAACTTTGAAAGTTCTTGTGTTCGATATTCGCATATCCACATATATAAATATCCAGCTTGCAATTTATTAGTACTATTGTTCAAAGGACTGCATGGATCGTCTAATAGCAACACTATATCATCCTTTCTAATGTTTGGATAATGTTCGCTCATAAACTTATACCATTTGTCAATCCTTTTACTACGACTATCAGAAGCTCGCTTCTGGATTTCTTCTGGATTATAATATCCATTTTTCTTACGTCGTCTATATACTATCAATGCGGTACTTCCAAAAACGCATAAGATAATCAACATAAATTTCCATGCATAAGCAAGCAAAAATAAGAAGACGGGAAAAAGAACAATTGTTAATGCTATGCTCAAACTCTGTTCGTCACCGTCTCTAAAAAGTCTATAAACAACATATAATAACCCAACTATAATCCACAGAATACTTACTGCCAACATAGGCAACACCACCTAACACGCATTATCAATGCTTTCCGTAGCCCTTTCAATGTTTTCAATAGCTTCGTCAAGCTCATCAATTGCGTTTTCCATGTTAGCATAGCGTTCACTATTTTGCAGATTTGTATCCTCAAGATTATCGAGTTTGTCCTGCTCTTCATCTTTTACAATAGACACAATATGCGATGCCTTACTCAGATAAGACTTCGCTTCCTTTAGTCTTACACGCTGTTGCTTATTCATTACTGCGAACACCCCCGTTACCGAGGCAAGATTTCATAATCCCTCTTTTCTGTCGCGTCCGCTTTCATTATGCAACTGATTTAAGGAAATTTTATCACAAACCAGTGCTTTCATCAAGCAGCACGCGGACTGTTTTCTTAAATTTTCTTAATACATTTGCATTTTCGACAATAATAATTGTCCTTGGTGGAGCATCCTCCAAGTTATGCTTGTTCATATATCTCGTCTGTAAATTTCCCCAACTACAATCCATACTATTACATACCAAGTTAAATGTATCTGCATAACCAAATGAGTTATCTCTTCTTTGTATAGCCAATGGAACAAGTATCTGCAAAATTACTTCTTCTGGCTTTGTTTCACATTCAACGGAACCACCTCCCTCGATGATTTCTAATACCTCATCCTCAAAGTATTCATCTGGGAACATCCCTAACAAAATTGATTCAAAAATACTTCTCACCGTATCATCTTCGCTTATTGCTTCGAATGCGGTAGGATATCTGAGTGTATCATATTTATATCTAAAATCTTTACGAAGCTGTTCAAGAACAACACCGTAAACATTTCTTAACTGTATGTATATTGGAGATAGTACCGAATTAAAGGACGGATAACGCTTTTTGTCAATCTTCATTAACTCCTTAATCATCTCAGAAATTCTTCTTCTCCATGCCTCACCTGACATTCTGTTGGGGTATGTAGAAAAGTCTCCTGTCTTGATGAGATACCCCGCATACTTTTTTAGCTCACAAATTGCATTTTCAAGACCGGCAACTTGTCTTACTGCTAGTTCGTATTGGGCATCAAGTTCTCTTATCCTCTTGTTTATTAGTTCCTCTGTGAACATAATAATCGCCTCCTTCTTGTTCTCAGTTACCATTCCTATACTTTCTACTTCAATAAATTGCCAATCACCTGATTAACAACTTTCATATCCGCCTTACCTTTCATTACCGGCATGACAATCTTCATGATTTGTCCCTTATTAGATTTATTCATCTCGATACCAGCAATCTGTACCAAGTCAACAACCATATTTTCGATATCCTTTTCATCTGTCATTAACTGTGGTGCAAATTCATCAATTACAGAAAGTTTCCACTTATATTCTTCAAGTAATTCACTTCTTTCTGCTGGACATGAATCAATCATTTCTTGTGCAGTCTTTTTCTCTTTTAGAATAACCTCATTTACTAAGTCTTCCGTAATGTTATCCTTACACTTCTTGTCAATGGCTGCCTTTTTAACAGCACTAACTAAAGATGAAATTACATCCTTTCTCGCCTTATCGTGTGATTTCATTGCAGAAATCATTTCGCTTTGTAATTTTTCCAAAGTCATAGTATATTTCTCCCTCATTGAATTTCAAAATATTCTTCAAAACAATCACACATATATCCTTTTCCAACCTTTCCTATACCGCCAAGGTTAGTTTCAATTTCATATATGTCACCATTTTGTGAAAATTCATAAACACGTCCTTCAGTCCAATATTCATTATCATCTTCAACATATGTTTGAATACACATCGCAAACTTATTTGTAAGCTGATTTACACCTAAGTTGTCATCCTGTAATTCTCTCAATTCATTTACGCAATTTACAATAATCTGAGCTGCTTGCTGAACCTCTTCAATTGTATTATATCTTGAGAACGAAACCCTTATTGTTTCTCTTGCTTCCTTATCACTAAGACCAATAGCTTTTAAAACATGACTTGGTTCAGAAGAATGAGATGAACATGCTGCTCCAGCAGACACACAAACTCCATTATCTCCAAGCATAATTACAAGTGTCTCTGCGTCAATACCATCAATTCCAATACTACAAACTTTTGACTGAAGCACATCTGATGATGCATGAAATGAGTATTTTATTAACTCTTTTTCACATAATTCTTTGAATTTTTCTACAAACGCACCTTTTACACTTTCAATGTGTTGATTCGTTGTTACCCTAGAAGCTTTTGAAAAACACATCGCTTCTCCAAATGCAGCAATAAATGCAACATTTTCAGTTCCTGCTCTTAATCCAAACTCTTGCTCTCCACCAAAAATAATACTTGTTAATAAATCAGGCTCCTTAACACATAAACATCCAACGCCTTTAGGTGCATGTATTTTGTGACCAGAAATGGAGACTAGATCAGCATGTATGTTCATATTTATGTTTTTTGTTCCCATAGCTTGTACACAATCACTATGAAGTAAAATGCAGTTATTCTGACAAAAATCATAAATACTTCTTATATCATTTTCTGTTCCTAACTCGTTATTAACATACATAATTGATGCAAAAACCGTATCCTTGCGTACAGCTTTAACAAAATCTGAATACTTAACCACACCATCCAGAACATCTAAATATGTCACATCATAACCTCTTCGCTCCAATTCTTTCATAGCATTTAAAACAGAATGGTGCTCATATTTTGTGGTAATAATATGTTTCATTTTGCTTTTTCTGAAATACTTTTCCAATCCTAATATCGCAAGATTATTTGCCTCAGAACCAGATGATGTAAATATGACATTTCCCGGATTTGTATCCAATGCCTTTGCTACCTCTTTACGAGCATTTTCAATTGCTTGTCTGGATTCATTGCCAAACCTATGAATACTGCCTGCATTTGCATATGTGTCATATAAGTATCGGTTTATAATTTGACGATAATCTTCCGAAACTTCTGTTGTAGAAGCATTATCCAAATAAATCATTCTTCATCACGCCTTTCTGACATTGCTTGTTTGTACACTTCGTCATCTCTAATTCTTTGATGCAATCTATTTGTTTTACACCATTCACAAGAACCATGATTACGACATGTACGATCAATTGCTTTCGCTCCTGTATATGGTTTTCTTTTTTCTTTACCATACTGTATTGCTTTATCTAGGCTCATAGTAACACTCCTTACCACTGTGTATTGATTTTCAACTCATTAGCAATCAATCGTTTTGATTCCACAAACCTATCCAAATAGTCACCGTTCAGTGAATAATACCTTACATTGTATTTTTCCAATAATGCTTTTATCTGATTGCTATACTTCTCTCTATCTTCAGCAATAACTTCGCTTCTTGTACCATCCTGAACGAATTCTACAGTTGGCTCTAAAAATAGAACTAAATCCCATTCGTTTATATTTGCAACCGCTTCGGCTAAATGTTCGCATTTATCCAGCTTATCGCTTTCTTCCAATAGAAATCCAGCATAAAATAGAGTTGTTAAAGCGTCTGTGTCAACAAATAATATACGATTACTTCTTTGTAATGCATCCATTACGTTTATCTTTTGACGAAGTATATTTTCATATAAATCGTCCATAATCATAAATTCTTCTCCGCCTGCATACTCGCAAGTATCTCTACCTACTTCGGATACAAAATTTGTGTTATATGCCAACGCAAGATTCTGAACTAAAGTTGATTTTCCTGTACTTTCTCCGCCAACTACCAGTACTTTTCTTGCATAAAACGATTTACAAACATCTGGTATATAATCCCAATTCTCACTTGCCCATTCTCTTATCTCTGTTGAGCTTATAGGAACTTCTTTTCGTGGGAAGTAAATCACCTCTGATTCTGAAGAATACAGGCTTTCAAACCTATTTGTTCCATAATAATCATCACCACAGAAAACTGCATCTATTGGCTTACCAATAGTTGCTTTGATATCGTTTGCTCCTTTTTCCCAGTAATAATCTGTATTATATTCCTCTTTACTAACAGCCTTGTCTTCTATGAGAATAATCTTTATATTTGGAAGATGTCTGGTACAATTCAAAATCCAACGATATCTCAATTCTTTACTTGTGCTTTCTCTCCCTTCACACCAGCTAATCATTACAAATAGCTCTTCACACAGAGAAGAAGCTTTAATAATGTCATGTATATGACCAATATGCAGCGGATCGAATGAACCACCATACATTCCAACCTTATATCTCATATTTATCTCCTTGCTGCTTCCTTTTCCCATTTTGCTAACATAATGATTGCATTTCCCAAATAAACAACCCACATTAACAATGTAGCCATATTGTCACTTCCATTTGTAAAATTACACCACCACATATAAACACTGAAAACATCGACAGCAACCCAAATCCACCATTGTTCTGCAAACATTTTTATACTGATAATCATTGCAATTACTGAAGAAACTGTTGTGAAAGAATCCACAAACGGCATTGCATCTCCTAAACACCCAAGAAGTAAGCCGTAAAAATAAGTAGCTAATGCCATAACAATCAGCAATAGGATTCTTCCTTTCCCTGTCATATGTCTTTTCTCTACTTCTTTCGTATTTTCATCCATATGCTTATTCCATACATAGAAACCAACGAATTGCATCGGTATATAATATAATGCATTTAACATTGTTTCTCCGTAGAGCTTTGCGTTATATGAAATAATTGCATATAAGACGCAATTCACCAGTCCGAAGGTGTATGCAGAAAGTTTGCCCTTTCCGGTACAAATAACACATAGGACACCGGTGACTGCTGATATAATTCCCATTAAAGAATCTCCCCAGAAGATACTTAATCCAGTAATAACTGCACAGGCAATAAACATCCAGAGAACTTCCCACTTTTTCCAGCCAGAAAGCTCGTTTTTAACAAAATTATTCAGATAATTCATCTGTGATACCTCCATTAAATTCAAATACCGGCATAGGTTCTAACTTAAACATGTTCTTTTCATGTAGATAATCAATTCTCTTCTTTACTTCTTCATCCTCACACACACCTTCCCTGATATATCTGTCTAAAACTTCATATGTAAAACCAAGATTATCTTCGTCAGTTTTTTGACAAAGACCATCCGCCGGAACTTTTTCAACTAAATTCTCCGGCAAACCAAGTTCTTTTCCAAGCATTTTTACTTCTTGTACAGTCAATCTGCTAAGAGGAGACATATCTCCAACGCTATCTCCGTATCTTGTAGAATATCCGACCCAATCTTCAGATAAGTTACATGTATTGATAACCCTGCCGTTCATTGATTGAGACACAGCATACAATACAGCCATTCGTATTCTTGGCGGCAAATTGATTGTTGTTTGTTCAGACACCTCAATATCTTCGTGCTTTAACTGGTTATGTACTGCCGCTACAGCCATAGAAATCGGAATCGTATAGCTCTTAATTCCCAGATGCTTAATTAGTTGATAACTATCTTCAATATCATCTTGTTTTAGATTTGGCATTAAAACACCTATAACACGGTCTTTTCCTAATGCCTCTACGCATAATGCTGCACATACAGAACTATCCTTTCCACCAGAAATTCCGATAATTGCATTACAATCCTTTCCATTTTGCTCAAACCATGTACGAATCCATTCTACAATTTGTAACTTCAACGACTTCAAATTGCACTTCAAAGCCACTTCAAACTGACCCATGCTGCCAAGCAATGCACTTTCTTCATCTGTCAGTCCAAGTTCGTTATATACTTCAAATTCATCTGCCGTATGCAAGAAAATCCAACAATGCATTTTTCTTGCAATCTCTAAAAGTCTTTCCTGATCCACCATTTAATCCTTATTAACCTCCACAATATTCATATAGTGTAACATCGCAGTCCGTTAGTGTTTCTTCAATCATCTTTAAAACCACAGACCAATCTCCGCCACCTCTATGACATGCCATAAGATATGGAATCGCAACACTCTTACCTTTAAATTGTTCATTAACCTTAATCAAGCAAGATTTAAGAGCTTCATAGCTTGTATAGCATTTTCCATCATATCCATATCTATCCTGTGCAAACAAATTAACGATAGCCTGCTTTTCAGAATCATCCGTATAAACTGTTTGAATCTGTCCTAATAATCCCTGTTTAATATTTGGATTATCACACCATGATTTATAATAATTAAACACTACAGGATACTTTTCTTTCACCTGTTTTGCCACACCACTACCCATTACACCTTGACAATTTACCTGATGTAAAATTGCATCAGCATTGCTCAAAAATATATCTCCACGTATATGCTTCATATAAAAAATCTCCTTTATGATGAACGTAAATACCTATATAACCCATAATAATGTTTCATTGTAGCTGGTATTTCATCCTGTAATTCTTTTAACTGTTGCTCAATATTTGATAAGCGATTTTTATACTCGCCAACAAGCTCTCGTTTCTGCTGAATTTCATCCACAGAATTTTCAATCATTTCCATATATCTGTATAATGAATCCACAATAGGAGTGGCTAAAATTCTCCTGTCATAATCTGTTGCAGAATTACCTCCACAATGACACATCGTTATGTAGTTATCTGCCAGATATAAAGTTCCATATTCGCTATTGCTCTGCTTTGCTGTAAAATCTCTCGTGTAATATCTAATAGCACACATTCCATACTCTGTGTTTAGAGTTATATTTCTGTCTATCTTTTTTAATGCTGTTTCTAATCGCTTGTTTAGAACTTTTCCGTCAAATGACTGAACTGTACGAATTACTTCTCCGTAAAGTGATAGTATTTTCTGCCGTGCGTCTATTTCTAAATCAAGTAATTTTGCAGCATCTGTATCGTTATAATACGCCATCAAACTCACGCTCCTTTAAAAAGTGCTCATGAAGACGTTCTGCTTTGTGGTATTCATTCATACCAAATCCAATGGAAGCGTCGCATTCAACTAGATGGTCGATAAGCTCGTCCATATCTGCGTCGTCATCAAAAATTAAAAAATGCTCAATTTCCGGATGTTGTTCAAGATATTTCTTAATCTCATACCCTCTGGTTGAATGCAGATACTCTGTTCTTCCAAGCACTTCGATACCATCCCTTAATCCACCGTTAATTAAGCATTCTTTGTAGTTACTATCTAATCTCCAAGTGCTCGATACGACAATTGAATATCCAAATTTCTGACAGAATTCAGATACCCACTGAACACATTGAAAGTTATTTACTTTGTTATCCTGTGGGAATGCAAATCTGCAATGTTTACCTTCTTCATCCCACATTGGTGTATTGACAACACCATCATAATCTAAAAACACTACGTTCACTGTATTCCCTCCAGTCTTAATATAAATCCCACCAATATTCCTTACATTTCCTATACGAATTTCCTTTTGGTGGCAAATCGCATCTTCTTGCTGCTCTATTAGTTCGTCTTTTTAAGAACCGTTGAGCATTTGAATTTCTTGGATATTTTACATATTTGCCAACAGGAACCCATTTCCCGTCAATTAAATCCTCTTCTATGTATCCGATATGGGGACTATAGCCAGACCCTCTCAAGATAATATTACGCAGTCTTCGCTCTTTTCTGTGTTTTACACGCCTGCGATAACCTCGATTTCTAATCTCCATATCCACCAGTCCTTTCTGGCTTAAAACTCGTTATGCCATAATCTGTTTCTAATTTCAGATAATTTGTAATCCTGAATCATTTCTCCATCTTTAAATACAGGAACCAAACAATTCTCTGGTGTATTATGTTCATCAAATGTCAGTCCATCTACATAACTGTAGTCTTTACCGTCAAACATAACACTACAGCAACCTTTTTGAGATTTCTTAAAGTTTCCGGTATCTGTTTTAGGATTCTTGAAAATCATAATTGGATTTCCGTTTTCATCTTCTGCATATGTTGCTTTGACAGCAATGCCAAATGTATCTCTGGTGTACGGATTATATTTAACTGCCGACACTCCATCATCTCCAACAATAAACTCTTCGAGACACTGCATTGAAAATGACCCGACACCAAGACTTACATTATTACAAGCGAATCCTTTTTCAATTAAAATCTCGAAAATTCGCTGACATCTCTGTGGAGTAATAGAGTCACCATACAATGCCTTTACCTTTGGATTAAGAACTTTGAACCCTTTTGAATTTACAGTACCTCCAAAAATATTCCATAAATGTTCTATTGTCTCAGTAACAATCTGAACCGGATCACCACTGTCACCACGGATAGCAATACAGCCGTTATGTGCCAAAATCTCCTCTTTGAGCTGAGGAAGAATATTATCTACAAGATTCCAGTAATCATAGCTATCACTTACCATAGAAAATGAATGATTTGGATAAACCTCTGTAAGCAATCTTCTAACAAGAGAAATTTCATCACCGTCAATTGCGAAATTACTACACATAACACTATGCTCTGTTGAGATAGCACCATATGCAACCGGCTCCTGCGTACAGTCACAATTGTAATAATGTTCAAGCCAAGGAATAGCAGGAACTGTTGCTGTATTTAAAAAGGACAGACAAAATGCAGCACTGCTCTTAATAGCACTTTCTACACTTTCCTGTCCTCTCATTGAGAAGTCTCCTAAAGCTTTCGCTCTTGGAATATCATCATCTACAGAAATCTCGTAGTATTTATTTACAAGTTTTCTGTAGTTGTATCCTACGTTGGCACTAACCATTGTATGCCAAAGAGTACAAGACATTACTGTCTCAATCGCATTTACCAACCAAATAAACTTTGGATTTGTGTTAGAAATTTCAAGCATAGGAACCTTGATATTTACACGGCATCCTTCCGGAATTGCTCTAATTTCTAACGGAAGGTATCCCAAATCATATAAATCACTGATTTTACTAAGGTCATAAGAACCTTTGCCAAGTGTATTATTCATAACGCGAGCATACTCGTTCAAGACCTCTTCTTTTGGTTTTCCAAAGAAATATTCATTGAAATACTCAATGAGATACTCTTTAATAAACGCCTGAAGTCCAAACATTACAAGTTTGTTCTGTCCGTCAAGTCTGGACATTCTTGGTGTAAAGTAAGACACCATTCTTGTAAGATTCGGATTGTACTGCTCTGCATGACATGCTTTGTAAAAATCTTTTAGTAATAATGGATTCATTTTCATATACGATACCTCCTAACTAAACCGTATAGTGAATGCTACGATTACGTTGTCTTGCAATAATCATACATTCAACATTTGCACTCTTGGCTTTTGAAATGATTTCCTTGCAATCTTCATCGCTGTCGTCATATGATAACTTAAGGTCTTCCGCACTGATGACATTTGCCATTCTTACCGGATCAAATTTACAATCAGTTGGAGTAAAATCAACATCAACAAAGTTATTTCCTTTTGAGTCATAAAGATAAACAGTCTCTTCATCTTCTCTAAATAAATCGAGATATACGCCCCTTTGTGTTGCCGTAATTCCGTTATCATAATACAGAGTTACATTGTATTTTTCAGAAGATACATTGATAATATTCAAATCCTTAATTGCATCTTCAAATTTTTCACCAGAACTTAACTCAAATGCAATGGCTCTTAAGCAGTCATAGTTTAGGTTGATTTTCTTTGAAAACGCAATAACCTTGTCAACTTCCCCATATTTTGACTCGTCAAGTTTGTCCATAAGATATTCTCTGATTTCATCCGCTGACGGATATTCAAATCTGAAATGATAATGAAATCTTCCCGGACGATTGATAAGATAAGCATTCAACTTACTCATATCATTACAGGTAATCACGAAAAGTTTCTTTCCACCGGAAACACCATCAAATAAACTTAACAAGTTGGTTTGTGGAGAAGCTTCTCCGTCCTTTGCTCTCAGCTCACCAAAAGTCTTATCAAATTCATCAAATAGAACTATAACTTCCTGCTCGATTCTTTCAATATATGATGCAATGCCCGGAACGAATGTATCTACCACGATAAGCGGAATATCTCTTTTCATTGCTTCATTTGATAACAATTTTGCGAATAAAGATTTTCCTATACCCTTATCTCCGCTTAGGATTACACCTAAGTTTCTCTCAAATTTTCCAAAAGCATCGAGAACTTTGTTTACCTTATCAAGATGTACTCCGTAAATCTTTGATTCTTTTACCTCAATTTCGACATACTTCTCAAGATAAAATCCTCTGTCTTTGCTAAATCTAACGACATATGTTTGTGTTGGTAACGCTTCATGTGTTTGTAATGAATCGTCAAAAATCTCATATGTATTTCCAGTGTTAATTACTTTCATTTATACCTCCTGACTACGATAGAACAGTAATCTTCTCATGTGCTACCATAAAAATACTTCTTGTCGTAAAAATATGCTTAATTAAGTTAGAGTCTATTAGCTCTCCCTTGAAGATTGTTTTCTCGCAATGAGTTACATATAGATAAACATCTTTTGCACCAGCATCTTTTAAAGCCTTAGCAGAGTGATAAAACGTTCCGCCTCTGCTACAAATATCATCGACAATCAAAACATTTCTTCCTTTTACGATATCCTCATTCATCATCTTAAGACCAAGAATATCTCCAGAACGCCAGTCTCTTTGCTTTACTCCGAATGCGTATGGAATATCTTTAATGATTTCAGAATATCTCTTCATTGCTCCCTCATCCGGATAAAATAGAACAAGTTCTTTATCGTCAATTTTGTCAATTGCAGAAATAATATACTCGAATCCATTATCTACTTGTAAATTGTTTATTAAAGCACAGCTTACATTTGAATGAGGGTCTCTGGTGTATACCGTATCGAAGCCAAGAGAGTTGATAAATTCTGCAAAGTATTTTAATGTGAAAATTTCATCGCTATTCTTCACTCTATCCATTCTTGCATTTGGAATATATGGTAAGAATAACACCACTGAAAATCCTGCATTTTTCAAATGTTTTGTTACATAATATAACGCAGACATTTCAATATCAGACTCATAATGCCATGTGATACATCTTGAACCACATTTATCTATTGCAACACCAGTATTAATTCTTAATGCTAATGTTCCGTCCGGAAATCTATTGTCCGTACATAACGGTTTGTTATCTAATAAAAGCATGGAAACCCTCCTTTATGCAGACAAATATTCTTTTACCCAATCAGGGTCAAGTGTAGGTCTGCTATCTCCGTGACACTTAAGAACAACTTCTGTTCCCCATACTAATCTGCCAAAATAGTTGATAGGTGTATTTAATAAGATAGCAACGATATTTCCATGATAGTTATCGTCGTTATACTTTGCTTTATCCTCTTCGGAGCACCATCCCCACACGCCTTCACCGTTCAGAGAATTGATTTTATCCTCGTCAGGAATATTAAACTTAATATATCCAGCCTGCTGCTCTACTTCTGGTAATTTCTCAAAAAATTCACCCTTATTAACCAAATCTTTCATAACGTTCTCCTTATTAAATGATATCAATCTGACACATTTTCATAGCTTCGATTGCATTAGTATGGCTCTCAGTAGTTACACCAGCACAACAAGAGGAATCCACAACGATTACCGCTTCCGGAATCATAGCCTTTGTAATCATTACATTAGAAATCACACAGATATCAGTACATAATCCGATAAATTCCACATAATCATACCCTTCAGCTTTGATGTATTCACCGAGTTCAACTGAACCAAATGTGTTTTTCTTAAATACCTTAACATTTTTCTCAGAAGTCTTAACTGCTACACATACTCTGTCGTTAATTTGCCAGCCATCACTATCTTCTACGCAGTGCACAACAGGTAATTTCTTGCCTTCGCTTGTAGTCAAATAGTTTTCATAATGAGTGTCCATTGTACATACAATATCTCCATCCCATTTTGAAATCTTATCTACGACATTCGGAATAATTGCTACTGCTTCTTTTGTTCCTAAAGCTCCGTCGATAAAATCATGTTGTAAATCGACCATAACTAATAACTTTTTCATGCAAAATACCTCTTTCTTCTTTTATTTAATTGATTGAACAATCTGCTTCATTATCTTGGAATGAGCTAGTTGCGAAGGATCGGGGCGATCCGGAGCAATGAGCTCATGGAAAAATAATGATGTGCCTGAAATCATCATTAAAAAATGCATATGTTTAGTTCTTTTACTGTGGTCTCGGCTTTAGCCGGACGGCGTAAAAGACTAAACTTATGTCATTTTTTTAATTGATGATTATTTTACAGACAAAACTTTACTCCGGCTTAGAACACAAAGCTCCAAACTGAAATCAATATGTATGTGGTTTGGAAATATACATTGTTCATCATTATTTAGTGAATTTCATTCCAACTCGTAGCAAATCCAGTTTCCTGCGATTCTGCCATCATAAGTGTTATTCCACTATAGTCTTCTTTAGTTAGCTCAACTTTTTTATCTTTATAATCCGTTTTAACCTTTTCATATGCATATTCCATAGCTTCATCATCCGTCATACTATCTGGGCATTCTATCTCCACTTTCTTGCACAGATGTTCTTCGATATAAATATTTATCTTCTTCATGCTACCTCCTACGCAATCAGTTTCATGAGTTCTTCCTGTGAAACCTCCTCGATTTCTTGCTCTATTTTCTCTTCTTCTTTATTCACTTCTTCTTGAATATTGTTTATATAGCTATCTAATGACTGTTGTTCTCCTACATCACACAAATCAATCGTAGAATAGATATTCGTTGTTTCTCCAAGAATCCAACCGTCATCTTGGTATTCTTCCTCAACATCTCCGGGTTCCTCGCCAGCACGCTTAAAACTATAATCAACTCCGCTTCTAATGAAGTTCATAATAAAAGAAACGTCATCATAACTCTCATACCACTTAACCCAAGTCCAATATAAAGTTATGATATTATTTGTTTTATACATGGTTCCGTATCTAATGAGAGACATCGCAGACTCGTTATTTTCAGAAATTGCTTTTCTTATCATTTCTTGATAATCATTTTCATAAAGAGCTAACGCAACTATACTTCTATACCCCACTACATATCCACCTCCACGCTATTTATCATCTCACGAAATTTCATAAAATCAGATTTAGACATTGTTACATCTGAATAATAAAAGTCCTTATTGCGGATTATTGCCCAAATCTTTCGTAATTTCTTGTAGATTACTCTCCAAATAGTTTCATCCTGTTCGGAATAAAAATTTCCATTCATATAAGTCATGATTCCAAAACAATCATCATCGAAGTCTTCCTTATATACCCTGATATGGATACTATCTTCGCATCCGCATCTACAAGAAACAATAATCTCCGTTTTATCATCAGTGGTTAATACTGCCATAACAAACTCCTTTCCAATCTCACAATCCGATAAGGGTAATTTTGTCTAATGTCGAGAAAATACCCTTATTGCTTGTAATGAGTCGTTAGACTGCTATCGCCATCTTGACTGGCTTGTAGCCGTCAAGAATGGCTATCGCAGATAACGACGAATATTCCATTCTCTTAATACTTTGATTTACAATCCAAAGCTCCCAATTTTATGTATAGTATTCCATTTGAGAAATTTACATTGTAAGATTGCTTTATATTTATGAAGCCTGAAGAATCGCATAGAAAAGAGATTCTTCTATTGGTTCATCAATATCTCTTTCTATATAATTTTCATCTTCAAAATAATCTTCTTCATCATCTTCGTCGTCGAAATAATCTTCGAATTCAGTAAATACATCTGATTTATAACGCTCAAAATCACTATTATCCAAACTTACAAGTCCGTTTTCTCCGTAGTAAAAATATTCTGCATCGAAATCGTAAATGTTATTTACTAGCCAGCAAACTCCTCTTACTCCTTCTGACCGTGCTTCATCTCGAATTATTTCAACTACCTGCTCTGAGTCATAAATATTATCGCAGGAATGTAGGTCATTTTCATAGCAAAAGTCTATTAAGTCATACCACGATGTAATATTTTCCTCAAATTCAGCTCTTGTCATTAAAAATACACCTCCAAATATCTATGTTTTGCGTAATCAAATTACCAGAAGGAAGCTGGCGGATACCGGCGATGATCTGGTTTGGAACCTTTAGTGGTTGAATTCTGATAGGTCTGCTGATGAAAACCATGAGTTTTCTGATAAGCAAGGTGTGTTTTTAGGTGTTTATAGGTATATTCGTCGGAATGAATTTGGCTGAAACGCCGGTTTGTAAGCCCCGAGACACTCTTCAGGCATCTGCTGCATGTAGCTGGTAGCCCTTCTTCCCTATCAAGATATTACTTTGGCGTATCACGCAAAGCACTTATGTGAACATAAGTAACTGCATTACGCAAAATTAGTCCTCCACCGCATCTCCCCAGTGAAGGACATATAATCTGTTATCAATATCAATTATTTTAAAACCCATATGCTCATAATATCTCCATACAGTATCCCATTGAATTACATCCACTAAGTCCTCTTTAATTTCATCAAGATGTTCTTCAGTGATATTCTTTGCAAATGGTATATACATCTCTGTTGCTAAATAGCAGGCACATTTTTCTTCGTCTGTAGAAATTAACCAGTCATCAGTTCCAACTATTTCTTCAAACATAAAATCATTCTCGCATAATTTCTTTACGAAGTCTTCATCATCAAGACCACAAGCTCCAGATGCGTCTAGGATTTTATCCAGTAATTCCAGAGTAAGTGCCGGACATTCTGTGTTAATTTCTTCCAAAACTTCATTTAGTTTCTTAATATCATTGTAATAACCAATCGAGATGAAGCCATCCCAATCAATAATTTGCAACTCATGAGAAGTGTCGATTTTTCCCTGTAAATTGCAAGGCAAAGTTAACGGAACTGTTTCTCCAGTATCCCAATCATCAACTTCTACTTTTAACTCAACCAAAATCTTTTCCCTCCTCTATTTACTTTCCTTTACAATCTAATTGTAGAAGATGGTTCTGAAGGAAGACATCCGGAAGTTGCAGGTGAAGAACCGTCGTCGCTGGATATGAAAAATTCTGGCGGTGGTCAGATATTAAATTGTGGAAACCGCCGTATTATTGATACTTTATTCCGTTGACTGTGTAGTTCAGAGCCTATTGGATGTTAGATTCCCGTGCAGGCACCTCCTCGCGGCGTAGAGGCATCTCTCCTCTTCCCTATCAAGGTGTTACTTCGGCTTAGAACACAAAGCGTTTGTTTGACTAGCAAACAAAACAATGCATTGTAAAGTAAAAGCGGAGAGTCAGGGACTCGAACCCTGAAGCCCTTTTCAGGACACGCCGGTTTTCAAGACCGGTGCCTTACCAATTAGGCTAACTCTCCGAAAAGCTGATGACAGGACTTGAACCCGCAACAAACTGATTACAAATCAGCTACGCTACCAATTGCGTCACATCAGCAAATATAAATGGGTCGTTTGGGATTCGAACCCAAGACCGCCCGGTTATGAGCCGGGTGCTCTAACCAACTGAGCTAACGACCCAAACCGGATGCGGATATGGAGACTCGAACTCCAGACAACTCGATTAAAAGTCGAGTGCTCTACCAACTGAGCTACATCCGCTTGAACAGAGGCGAGAGGATTCGAACCCCTGCTTGACGGTTTTGGAGACCGCCGTGCTACCGCTACACCACACCTCTAAAACGGAGAGTAGAGGACTCGAACCTCTGCACCGAATAAACGATGAACGGATTAGCAATCCGCCGCAGTACCAACTATGCTTAACTCTCCTTATTGAACTTCGTATACCCTAACAGCGTGAACATTACCTTACATAACCGCTGTTTCCCTTTAAAAGGTTTCATGGATTCTGGTTTGGTATACCCTACTACAATCCATTTTTCAGTGTTCAAAGTGACACTACCGAGACTCGAACTCGGATTCCAGCCTTGAAAGGGCTGTGTCCTAGACCTGTTAGACGACAGTGCCAAAGTCTGGATGGCAGGATTTGAACCCGCGACCTCTTGATCCCAAATCAAGCGTGATGCCGAACTACACTACATCCAGAAAGTACTGGTGGTGGGACTTGAACCCACACGGTTGTTATACCATCGGAGCTTAAATCCGATGTGTCTGCCAATTCCACCACACCAGCAAAAATAGCGGAGGCAGGACTTGAACCTGCGACCTCTGGGTTATGAGCCCAGCGAGCTTCCAACTGCTCTACTCCGCGATACCCGCAACAGGACTCGAACCTGCACGCTTTCGCACCAGAACCTAAATCTGGCGTGTCTGCCAATTTCACCACGCGGGCTAGTTACTCTTATATTATTTTGAAAATTTTGTCGAATTATTCTCAAATATTAACAAAACTATACTTTTATTATTGTTCTGTCATCATATCAATAACTTCTTCTATACAAAACTTCAAATAGCTATAACATTCCTCTTCTCTTTCCCATACAATCAACGCACATTCATCACTAAAATATGTTTTTATTCCACCAATCCTTTTAATATCCTCTGAACGCATTCTTAGGTTTATACCCTTATATGTGTCTGTGTTAATAACCTCTAACCACATATCTCGCATAAATGCTCTGGCTTTTTCTATATCATCAAAAATATATTTTTCAAATTTTTGTTCAATATTAGAGGATACGAATACTTCATATAATATCTTCATACTAAAAGTTTACACCTCTTTCATATACTAATGGAGATGAGGGGAATCGAACCCCTGTCCAAAAATATTACTTACTACCATTCTTTACGCTGTTCTAGGCTTTTTAGCAAACTCTCATCGAACTCTTCCATGCTTTAAGTAGCCAAACACTCAACGCTCGATATAGGGCAGTTTGGTTTCCTGCGTCCACCACTCTGTTCCATTAAGGTTCCGTATACAGAGAACTATACGTTATGCAAGTTTTTGAACCTCAACAGCTACATGCACCCATCTTGCTGTGTTTTGGTGTAGCAACTAGGCTACTGCTAACATTCTTCTGTTTGCGTTTATTTTTAAGGTTTGATGATTAAGTCATCACTCTAGCGAAATGATAATTTTCATACCCCTGTCGATACCTGTACATCCCCGGAGTACTGGGCTAGTGGGATTTGAACCCACGAACAATCGTAACGACTGCTTATGCCGGAGTCAAAGTCCGGTGCCTTACCGCTTGGCGATAGCCCAATGTGCAAGACTCACCCACCCTATCTTGCATGTGTTACCCTGCGACCCAACCCGAAGGTGTCTCTGCCGACTGCTAACATTCCCGTCATACTTTAATGGAGTTTGTTATATAAAGTTGCTGTACAAACGTGGAGGTGTCTTTGACAAGACACCAAAATATATTAACTCAAGTCACTCTTAATAAGTGCCTCGATATTAACACCAAACTTTTCATTGTTATGCTTAATCACATAATCAATATAATCTTTTTCAATCATTCGATAATATGAAATCAAGCCAGCAAATACCTGCACGTCATGCTTATCCCAGTTTACGCCTTTCTTCTTGTCACAGATATAATTGCAGCACATTGCTTTGAAAGTTTTCTTTTTCTGATGACCAATTGTAATCTCATTGTCCTTATTTAGCATCACGCCGAGATTCCAATTACGTCCGGAAGAAGAACCATAGCGGGTCTTTTCTTTCTTTAATGCAAATGGTGCATTGAATTTCTTCAATACACCTAAGATATAGTCCTGTAAACCGTTGTAATCAAAACTTACTCTTGAAGAAATTAGAATATCATCTGCATATCTTGTATATGTATAATGTTCATCCATATTTCTTAGTTCATTTGCAAGCTGATGGTCAATCGGAATCATCATCACATTGGTAATTGTTGGTGAAATAGGTGTTCCCTGTGGAAGCCCACCATTTAAAAAGCAAAGACTTAAAGACTTTCTCAGAGCCTCAAGACCATCCTCTCTTTTTACGATTTCACTAAATGGGAAAATCATAGAGAACATCTGTAAAACAAAATCTTCCGTTGTGCTTCCAAAAAAGTTGGAGAAATCAAGTTTTGCAAACCATTTACTCTCATTCTGCTGATGTCTTTTTACAGAATCAACAGCACATCTTCCTTTTACATATGCAAATGCCGATGTATGATATAAAGCAAACATATTTACTTCAAAAATCGTTTTAAGGTTTCTAAGAGCTGTCATCAGTTCAGGAACCGGTGCGTTAATTTCTCTTAAGCCACCGCTTTTCTTTGGAATATAAAATGTCTCATACAGAGATTGTCTATCTGCTTCAAACAACTTTTCATTCTGGATATTAAATCTCTTTAAAATCTCTATCATTTCATCAATATTGAAATTTTCAAGAAACTTTGCGTTAATTCTCTCTGTATAATGAGTTCTTGTATTGGTTACATTCGGAACAACCATTTTTGAAACGTCTATTGCTCCGTTTAAAATATCATCCAATGTAATCTGATAATAAATTGGCGATTGTTTAATTGTGATATAAGGCATTTTTGCTCCTTTCCACATACCGTAATCTACAAAGTATAGATGACCTTCACCGGGATGAGTTCCATCATGAGAAGATGAGAATTATCTAGGTAAAGAAAATTATCGAACTATGAAAAAGTCAGTAAAATCAAGGGTTTTGATGAATCGGATTATTTATACGGCATTAACATCTCTGCCCAGCAGCAGGGCATCTTGAGTCCCAGTTCACCTGTATCCCTCCTTTTCCGTAGCCATGTGTTACTTTGGCTAATAACACAAAGCATCCGCGAACGGATTATGCATTACAAGTATGTTTTAACTTTGTCCTAAGACCAATGCTTTATCAGCAATATACTCATTATTTACTGTATTAAAGAATTGACCTATCGGACGAACTATGTATATTACTGGACTTCCGCCATATTTCTTACACGCTTTCTTTGCATACATTTCCGCTGATAACAAAGAGCTTGTAAAGAATACCTTGTCCAGATATTTCTTTCTCCAATCCTCCCTCTGATTATCTGTAATAACCGGAGGGAGTAATACTTTTCCAATTTTCAATGTGTCGCTAGTTCCGTGATAAAATTCTACTTTCATAAAGCTATCTCCTACGATCAAAATTACATAACCCTGAATTCAGCGAAGCCGGAAGGCAGGAATCCTGAGCTATTTATTTTCTGGTAAGAAAATAAATAGTAAAGATTAAAAATGAAATCATACATTTGGACGTGAAAGTATGGATAATTTCAATAATTATGTAACTGGATTGTATTGACAAAACGTCATTGCTGTGGTATAAATCCCGCACGCAGCAGTGACAGGAGACTGGAGCTGTATCCTCCTATCCTCCTTTTCCCTATCAAGGTGTCACTTTAGCTGATAACATAAAGCATCCAATCAAAGATTGAATAATGCATCGTAGGCATTTACTCTATGCCAATAAAAGCTTCATTAACTCATCTTCGGAAACTTCGCAGATTTCCACATCTTTTTGGATTATTTCATAATATCCATCATCGTCGGGTTTATCCGACACAAGGATTTCAGGATTGATTCTCAAAGCGGGACGCACGCCCAACATGCCGATGTACGCATCGCAATCGTCATAGTCACCGTCGCGATCCACATAGCGAACGTCGCACGAACTGCCAGCATTCGGAGAGCGAAG